TTGTTTGATTTTTATAATCTAACGAAAAAATGCTTTACGTTTCAAATAACGTGCAAATTTCGTGCAAAGATAGGAGATACAATAATGATAAAGGTTTCAATAAAACTCGACAAAAGAAGAAGGCTTAACAATGGGAAATACCCATTAAAGTTTAAAGTTGCCCGAAAAAATAGCGCAATATACATTGCTACTGGCTACGAGCTTAAAGCAGAAGATTGGGATGCGAAGAACGAGAAAATTAAAAATCTTCCCGACAAAAGACTCCTTAATATTAAATTAGGAAAACGCTTATCTGAGATTAATGAAAAGGTTATTGATTTGCAAGCAGAGGGTAAATTGCGTTATTTTACGAATAAAAAATTATCCTTATACCTCTCTAACGAAGAAGATAAGAAAGAATATGAAAGCCATCTTTTTAAAACTCAGATGAAGGATTTTCTGTCACAGAAAGAAGCAAAAAATACAATCTATATTTACTTAGGAACAGAAAACAAAATTAAAAAATTCTGTGATTATGATACGTTAAGAATAGAAGATATAGATATTGAGTGGATAGAAAATTTCTGTAACTTTTTAAAAAAGGATAATACAAAGAATACGATTGCAGCACGATTAAGAAATATTCGTGCTGTTATCAATTTCGCAAGAAAGAGAGGATTAATAAAAGACTATGTGTTTAGTCTATATTCTATAAAGATGGAAGAAACACAAAAACGCTCTTTGACTGTTGAACATCTAAGAATATTGCATAATGCAAAGCTGTCGTCAATACGTTCTAAACATCGTGACATATTCTTTCTTATTTTTTATCTTATGGGTATTAATATCAAAGACCTCTCAGAATTAAAAAAAATTGAGGATGGAAGAATAATCTATCGCCGCTCTAAGACAGGAACGCTCTATAATATTAAGGTAGAACCAGAAGCAATGGAGATTATTGAACGATACAGAGGTACAGAACATTTAATAAAGCAGTTCGATAAAAATGTATCATATCTAAGTTTTATTCAATCAATTAATCATAGTCTTAAGGAAATCTGCAAAAATATAGGAATACCCGAAGTGACGACATATTGGGCAAGACATACCTTTGCGACTATTGCCTACGAGATAGGAATCAGCATGGACGTTATCGCTGACTGTCTCGGTCATAAGAGTGCGCACAGGATAACCTCTATATATGTACGCAAAGACCAAAATCTTATTGATGAAGCTAATCGGAAGGTTATTGATTATGTTCTATATAATAAGAAGGGGTAGAGCTTTCGCCCTACCCCTCTCTTATTGTAACTTTAGTTGTTGTTTAACACCAAGTCTGTTGGCTTCTTTTCCAAAGAAATCCAATTTATTTTTCACTTTCTCTTTAAATTGCTCAAACAATGCAATTAAAGCTTCTTGCTCGGTATCAAAAAGTGATTCCTCGCTAATTGTATGCTGTTTAGTTCGTCCACAATAGTCGGGTTTGTATTTATAATCTATCCACCAACCAGAAGGGTTAAGCTCATTTCCCTCGTACCAAGATACGTTGCAACATCCCTTTATAATACAGCGTTGCGGATGTTCAAACCAACTATCTATATACCAAGCAATATCACCATTCTTATATTTTGGAATGGGTCTTTCCTCTTTATTTGTATATTTATACTTTTTTATATTACTCATGTTCTATTATTCTTAAATATTTTAACTTTGCGAATCGGTATGATACATATACCATATCTACATTCACCCGTGTATTAAAGGCAAGAATACATCCTTTGTCATCATAGAACCCTGAGATAATATACTTATCGCCAACATACCCTGCCACGTATGCGCCAATATCATTACCTTTATAAAGAACAGGCTCTCCACGATACGCATTGAAAAATTCTTTGTTTGTCATACGCTATTTAATTTAATAATGATGAATTATTATATAACTACTTGTCTGGGCGCAACCCACCATTCGGTTTATTCTTACCTCGCTTTCTCTTTGCTTCCATTCGGATAGGAAAGTGATTTTGTGTTCTGCCATCCACATTAACAAAGCAGTAGTCTATCCACTTAGTACTATAATCGCCAAGTAAAGACTTCACCGAATATCTTATTATCTTAGCCTTGCGCTTGAACTTATACCCTTGGCTCTCCCAATAAGGACGAGCCTTCTTCATTTGCTTCTTAGCGTGCCTAATACTATTCATACACTATACATATTTAATCATTCTTTTTAAACTTCTCAAAATAGAATACTATAGGCTTGTCAAAAGCAGGGTTGAGCAGACCATAAGCGATACTCATGCTTACCTGAAACTTTGCAGCACCTTTAAGCAAACCTTTCGCCTGTTCCTTGATAGCTTCACGGAATTGCCCTATACTCATATCTCGCTTTCGAAAGTTATAAGCTCGGCAAGAAGGCATATAATTCTCCATGCTATCCTCACCATGAGAAACGATATACTTACCTTCTTTATCACTCCAACGTGAATAGTTTCCACGATTCTTAGGAATAAAATGGTCGATTTGCATATCTTCGAGTTTTATTTCTCTTCCGCAGTATGCGCAATGATGGTCGTACTTCTTCCAAACTTTGATTCTATCTTCCTTCTTCATAACTATTTTAGTTCATCAAAGTCAAACCACTCAATCTTATCGTAGCACTCGTACAGAACTTCAACACGCTGTGTTCCGTCTCCTCTTGTAACAATCCATACATCATCACTCATTGCTCCGTAGTGAAGAGCCGTAGGATTTACGCCACCTCCACTATATCGGAACATCACCCACTTTTTTAATGGTGGCTTCTCTTCCTTTAGGTCGTGCCATAATGATACTGCATTCACATAAGGAACGTTTTCTGTATTACAATCAGTAACACCAACCTTTTCTGTACTGAACGTTACTCCGTTCAGTTCATTGTAATCTACCTCATCTTCGTTACTACAGATATTGAGGTAAAGTTTCTTTGGTAAATTCTTAACTTTCATATCACTTAAACTTAATGACAAAAAATTCCTTATCAAGCCACTTATCAGGGCATAAGCCTTTCTTAGGCTTGCCGATGGTGATACTCTCTATCTCCTTCTCAATTCGTGGACTATCCTTGCGGTAGCCGTTGATAAAGAGGACATGGGTGTAAGGGCGATAGAGCACCTTTCCGCAATATGTTTCTGCCGCCACATCATAAGCTACTTCGCAGTTAGTGGTCAGACGTTTAATCCAATACGGCTTTATTTCCCGATACTCCTCTGTCTTCTCACCTAATACGATTTTATCGAACCATTGCTTGCTGACTGTGAGGGTCAATACTTTCTTTTCCATAAGCTACTTCTTTTCAATTATATAAGTTGTATCATTATTCTCAACTACATAGATACCCAATGTGTCTAAATGGCAAGGGCAATCTGGGTCGTGAACAATACTATTGCGTCTTGGAGAATTATCCCATACCAAATAATGGTGTCCTTTATACCACCATTCATCAGTTGGAGCTATCTGTGCTTCTCTAATTTCCTTTCTCTGTTCCTCACTACAAGATACAAGCGAAAGAACGGATAGTACTATAAGAATAATCTTCTTCATACGCTATTTTTTTTCGTCTAACCATTTCATTATGTGACGATAGGCATCATCTTTGTAAACTCTTAATGATACATCGAGATTGCCATCCTTAAAATACTCCGACAAATCGCTTCTCCAATAACCATCTACTAAATTAAATCGAATTACACTTGCCGTTTCTTCGATACAACGCTTGATGAGCCTCTGCTGCTCTACGTTCTTTTTGTAATGAAAGAGCGAATATGATACCTGTTTGAACCATCTACACCACTTTGAAGGTAACTTCTTTACTTCTATATTTTTAGGAAGTTCCTCTCTTTTTGTGTGCATATCAATGAGTTTGTTGTACTCATCTAAACTAATTGTTATTTGTTTTTCCATACGCTATTATTTTAAATCACTTACACAATCAGCAACACCAATACTATATTTCTCAACAAACTCAGCAGACCGTGCTGCCATTCCTTTAATCATAGCTTTCTTATGTGAGACATTACCAGTGGTTAAGGTATCAGCTTCTTTAGCAATGTTCTTAAACCACTTGATAATATTGTCTCGTAGCTCATCTGTTATTACATATTCTTCCATAACTACTTCTCCTTATCGAATTTATTGCCAACTCTTTCTATCTTACCAATTTCCAGAACTTCTGAAAGCCAATAAAGAGGTTCATTTCCGCTGACTACCATAAAAGCATAGTTCTCTTCTGACCAAATCACTTCGCCTATAGGCTTATACCCTACGAAATGTATTAGGTCGTGTTCAAACAATTCTTTACCTTCACAATCTGTCAGCCCTGTGTACTGGCAGACTGTAGAAGGGTCAACTTCTGACACATTAAATCCGTTTCTTAATATGGCAATCTTACCATCTTCTTTATGGATTAAATCGCCTTGTACCCAAGCTCTATCTAAGATACTCTTTGCCTTGAACTTAACTATTTTCATACGCTATAAATTTTCTTTTTCAAATTCACTCTTTGGAACACGATAACAAACTTCTGCACCACAGGAACGTTCTATACCTTTTAAGGGCATTTTCTTTTCTAAAATATCATGTACCTTCGTTCCTTTTCTAACACTAATAGCTATATAATCATAGCTATTATTTATCATCAATAGTGAGTTATTTGTCATGTACACCTTGCCCTTCTTGGAAAGATTACTATGATTGATTGCAGGCTGGTAGTACAATCCACTAGCCTTATGTTTGATTCTGTAAGGTTTTGTCATAACTATTCTCCTTTAAGTTCTACACTTTATTCACCTATCTTTTCAAAAACTAATTTTACTTTTATAGGCTCATCTTCCCATGATAAATCAATATTGTTTCTTGGGATAGTAAATCTTTTGTTTCTATGGTCTCTAGCAGTTATCTCATCATTACAATTATAATCAATACCGCTTTTCCACTTACTCCAAAATCCATACCAATCATCTCGGAATGGTTTATCTTTGAACAACACTAGCTCGCCATCTTTATCACAAGCAAGCCATAAATATTTAACTTTATCACTCATATTTCTTCTTTTTAAGTTCTCTTTCACGTTTACGTCTCTCCCTTCTTGTAGGTGGTGGAACGTATTCATCTAAGAATGCAAACGTTTTCTTGCAATTAGCATTTAATACTGGGATATATACATCCAATAATGCCTTTAATAATTCTTCCATATCAATCTTCTTTAAGTTCTACTGGCTCATCATTCCAAGTAAGTTCTCTTCCGATGAGCTTCTTAACGCTTCCATACGGAAGAACCATTTTATCACCCCACCATTCTCCATGTTTCTCACATCTTTTTGGTTTATACCAAAAAGCTTTTTCTATACCATCATAATCAACGGCAAGCCATATACTATAATTTTTAGGTAGTGCCATAACTATTCCTCCACTTTTACGCCAAACGGAAGCCCATCGGCAAATAACAAATTCTTAAAGCAACTTTCAAATGTCTCATCTTCATATCCACGGAAGTGACAACCATTAGTAACTAAGCATGTAAATGCACGATGTGTCTGATAATTAGCAAAGTACTTATCTTTAACAACACCAAACGGCTGGTGCTTCTGCATTTCATTCCAGCACTCCTCTGCGTTCTTAAATGAACGATACTTTGGCTCTGGCTTGATGCGGTACTCTGTATTTTTCCAAAAAACAATCTCTTTTATTTCCGTCCAATCATTCGGAACATCTGAACCTTCTATAAAACTTGGTTTGATTCTACACTCAATTACCCTTCCTTCTGCAAAAGCTTGCAGAATAGGATAAAATTCTTTAGCTTGATTTCTGTCCATAATTTAGTTCTCCATTATAATTCTTCATACATTTTTTGATGTCGTTCTAAACTCTTTGTAAGTCTCTCAATAGCCATATCTTTCAATTCTTTAAAAGATATGAACATAAAAATGGAAGTTTTTTCACACCCAATGTATCCTGGTCCATTAGACAATGTGATGGTTTCTTCTGTTGCATCTACAGCGTCCTTCCAATACTCAAGAGCCTTCTTGTCTTTTTCAATTATGCTTCTTAGGTTTGTAGCTTTGTTATAAATGTCTTCTGTCATGCTCAATCCTCCAACTCTTTTTTAGCTAAGCATAACTCATTTTGTATATGCTTGGCTGTTGCTTCGCTTATTTTTACTCTTTTAGTTCCTAACATCTTGGAAACATTATTAATGTGAATTATCGCCTTTTCTTTGTTCATTTCTTATCCTCCTTTGCCTTTAAGTATCTTCGCTTGAAACTTTTGAACTGTCTGTTTATAGCCATAAGCCTCTTCATCAAAGCCTTCATCTAAAGTACCAGACATAGCCATAAGGGATTCTGTTGCTTGAAAGAAAGCTTCAAAGTCCTTTTCTGTTACATTCATTTTTGCCATAACTATATTATTTTAAATTAAACTGCTTTGATAAAAACGAATTACTTTTTATCAAGTTGACAATTTCTTCTTCTGTATGAATGCCTTTCCAAAATAGTTCGGTATGTGAGCCTCCTCTTTCATCGTCAACAGAGAACGGAACACCATAGTTTGTGTAAACCTCTCCATGATGTTTGATGAGGTGACGACCCGGATTCTTTCGGATATTATTTATCCAATTTTCATTATCGCACTCACACCACATTCCATATTCTGCCGATGTCAGGGTTTTGTCGATACCGATAGGAGAATGTCCGGAACACCCATTCGTTCCAAAGTAAATAATCTCTGCCATATTCTCTTCTTTTTACCCTCTCCCTTTTACAGGAGAGGGTGGTTAGTTAATCAATTACTTCCTTCACACTAAAATCACGACAATCATAAAGAGGTGATTCATCATTGTCTTGAACATCATTCTCAATAGCATCATAAATTGCTTGCTTTAATGAGATTTCAGACTCATCAAATTCACCTTTTACGGTTACTAAAAACATTCTTTCTTCCATATCTTATCGTTTAAATTTTATCCAGTTAGAAATTTTAGCATTGACGACATTAGACGTATAATAATCATCGAATGCATCAAAGAATTTTTGGTATTCTTCCTTTAAATTTTTGAATATTCTATTTGAAACTATAATATTTGCCTCTTCTCTCCCTTCTAATTTTGCCATTTTTTTTGCACAGCGCAAAGCCTTTCCAAACCAGTTTCTCGAATAAAATGTATTATTATCAGATTCCATTATATCCTTAAAAACAAACAATTCATTAAAATCTACTCCTATACGGTAGTTCAATGTTACATTAATTTCTGGAAAAAATTCTGTGTTTAACAAGGATAAAACAGAATTGATTTTTCCTACAGTCTCTATTACAGAATCAATCTGTAGACGCAAAGATGTTCGAAATATAGCATAAAAACAATCATCATCACCAGCAAAATCAACAAAATCAGGATTATCTGAAAATATCGACAACAATTCTTCGTGACATGTATGATATGCTGCAAACAAAGAGTTATCTTGTACAGACGGCTGTTCTATAAAAGACATCTTTATATATACAACAGTTCCATCATATTTACCATTTGATATTTCTACATTATTGTCTTGAATTGCTGCTAATATATTATCAATCTCAACAGGCTTAATACTCAGATTTTTATTCATCCTTTCATAAGCCTTAGTTATATCATAACTGAAAGGTTCAAAATTAATGTTCATAGATATTACTATAATTCTAAATATAAAATTTCAAATTCCTCCTTAGTCACAAAAACAGTTTTCGTTTTATAGTTCAACCGTCCATTTGTTGTTGTACTAATTCTCTAAACATAATTCTATACTTATCTTTTACTAAATAGTACGCAAATGTTTCTATTAAATTATAGTCAGAATCTGTTCGTCCTTGTATTTTAAAATGATTAATACCAAGTTCTATATACTTATTTATCATTTTATTGCTTACAAATTGTGGCGTATTAAATAGTTCATAAAGAAACCCATTTCCAGCATAGTTATAATTTGGGCAAGAAAACTTAGGAACTTCTTCTTTAAGTGCAACTCTTGACATATAATTATAATGCTTTTTTCTTGCAATACAATCCAAAGGACAGGCACTATTAACAATAACTTCTAATTTACTTCTGGTCTCTGTTGGTAGTTTAGAAATTATATCAAATCTATTTATAAGATTTTCAGGCAATACCACTAATCCATGTTCTTTTGCTTCTTTTTCTAAGTCTTTTTCATCAAGACATTTAGTTGTTGAAGAAATAATATTACAAGATGCAACTCGTTTGTCTAACAACCACTCTTCTACTTCATTGTTTGCAACGCAAAAATATGTTGTAGGAATATTAAAGTTGTTTAGTATGTTTATTGCGTGTGCATCACAAGCGGCTTCTTCATAAGTAACAAGTGTATTACTCATTATTATCGTTGGAAATACCTTATTTTGTTCACAAAAAGATAATATATCCTTAATATTATGCTTACATTCACTAATCGCTCTACCTCCATTTAGATTTCCGCCATTAGAACCATAAACAGAATCTATTATATAACCTTTTTTAAATATAAAAGGATATGCGTTATATACTTCTATAACTTTTTTAATCAAATCAAATTTTTCAAAAAGCCCAGGAAGTTTAAAGAATTTTTTATTCATACTTTTTTAAATTTTGGTTAATATCACAACGCTTGAAGCGATACATTACTCTACTACTTTCTCAAGGGAAAAATAATCAATTCCCCAAGCTTCGTTTGCGTAATAGTAAGGTTCTCCGTTTTTCTTTATTCTTCGGATAAGAAACTGAACCTTGATTTCATTCTTTCCGAGAGATATAGCATCTTTTAGACGTTCTATGATAAAGATATTGCCATCTTTATCTTTCACCTTGTCACCTTCCTGAAAAGGTAACAAGCTTAGAAAGTCGTTCATTATATCATTCTTCTTTTTGCGAAGCTCTGATATCTGTTTATCAGCCATCTTCAAGCAGCCTTCTACATTCTGTAATTCGTTGTATAATTCTATTTCTGTCATATCTTAAAATTTATGCCCGAAGGCAGTTAATACTTTGTAATTTCAAATTGGTCGTAAAGCGGTGATTTCTTTACATGAGGTATAGAACCCAATCCGTTGTTACCTGTTACTATCACTATCTCCATATCACCTTCATTATCACAAAGGTCTTGGAGTTGTTGAATAAATTCACTTATAAGCATTCTATTATATTTTTATGCCCGAAGGCGGTTAAACTTCTTCTCTTTTAAGACAAGCTTCGGGAGTATATTCCGACCAGATACAAATCCCACCTCTTGCCTTGCACCACCCATTATTTGTTTGGTGCTTACATTTCTTTTTCATACGATTTGCTTCTTATGCCCGAAGGCGTTAAACATTATCTATAATTGCAACTATAAAGCTACCAACAACAGAAAACGCCATTAGTAATATCCATATAGCACATCCTATAGTATCTTCATATTCTTCTTTCGTCATAGGCTTGATGTACTTAAATACATCAAATACAGTATAGATTATGCAACCTACAAGTATTACTAATAATGCTATTCCCATACCTACACCTCCATTTCGTGATTAATTCCAAGACCGAAGAGAAGGTGCTGGAGCTGATGCACAAAATGAAATTCTAAAACTCGCACTCCTAATAGATGTGCGGCATAAGTTTTATCATCAAGAAGTATAAATATACTAATATTTCCTTTTTTAAAAATCCATGTTGCACCATCATATTCCCATTCGTTCTTTTTAAGAATCTCTGGAGTAAGAGGAATCGGTTTTATAGCATCCTCTCTAATACAACCATTTTCTCCATCTCTATAATAGAATAATTTAGTACCTTTTAAATAAGAACTTGTAATTCTTATTATTTCTTTTTTGTGGCTATACACAATATCTCCTGGTATATACTTAGGATTAAAATTTATTACCATACTACTTTCCTTTTGAATGTTTGTACTTTTTGATAGCATCTTTCTTAGAAGCTGCCATAATCTTAACACCCTTGATGGTGAACTCATGCTGCGCCTTTGGCTGATACTTCTGTTTGTCGGATGGAATGTTGCCTTTAGGAATAGCTAATGGAGGCACTTTATGTCCAAAAGGAAAATCCTCCATTTGATAGTCTATATGAGACACAACCCCAATCATTGATAACAATCCTTTCATACGCTTTACTTTTTAGATTCAACAATTTCTTTCCAGTATTCACAGCAATGCTTATTGACATCATGTCCTATAAGACAAGTGTAAGTAATACCATGACTCTTAAGTTTGCAAAGGTGCTGATTCTTTATAACAAAAGAACCACATTTACTTTCATCATAATAATCTCCAATAATGTGCCTCTTGCAATTATTGCAACAGCATCCTTTGTCTATCTTTCTTCTTAATTCAAATAATATTCCTGGTTTCATTTCTTTACTTCTTTAAAGATTACACTCTTTTTGTCTGAACGATATTTAGGAACACACTCCAATCCAAGTGAAGCTGCGCCACAATAGCCAGCTACTCCTTTAAAGAAGCATCCTTCACAAGTGTCATGTTCAACAGCTTCAAGAATAATAGTTACTCTTTCGCCTACCTTAATCTCTTTCATTCTTTGCCTTTTACAATATTGTACACTTGTCTTAACACATCTGTTGATAAGCGTTTGAAATCAAAAGAACTGATAGCGTAGATGAGCTTCTTGCGAAAATTCTCTTCTTTAATATCTGATATTTCCTTTTCTGTAGGAACAGATATTCTTTTCATATCCCAGCTTTCGCTACCATATTGCCAGCCAGAATCTCTTCTAAATCTATCGTTATTAGCAATAATTTGAGTCTTTGTCACTTTATCAACCTTGGCGATACGTCTATAATACCTACTTGTAACTATTACATCATCACCAACAACCAAATCTTTAAGTTCTTTCATTGCTTGCCTCCTTCCTTTGAAAACAAATCATCAAGATAAAGCCAACGGGTGATTTTAGTAACTTTTGCATAGTTACTCCAGTTACGGATAAAGCCATTTTCTGTAAGCTTTACTGTCATCCAGCAGATGTAATCTTTATCCATTATACTTCGAGTATCGGTAAGCACAAGCCTGTTTTTCTTCGGCTCTTCATTAGCAGGATGCCATAAATTCTTCAAAAACTCATTGATAGCCCAGCGAGCACCTTTTCTAAAACCTTCTGCTATAAACGGAGCATCCTGTGAAGCAGGATAACGGTTGTTGCAATAATTTCTTGCAGCTTCTTCTATTTTCTTATCGTCTATCATATCCATCCAATTAATTTACACATTATTAAATAAATGTTATAAGCATAGCGGTCCGACGGATGATTATTACAGAAATCTCCTAAATCACTCGTCCAATCTAAGACCCACTTTGCGTGTAGTAACAACCACGAATCTTTTTTCATCCTTCCCAATCGTCAGTTGTACCAATCAGTTTTGCAGTCTTCTCATTAAAGGGAATGCAATAAACTCGCGATTCACCACCTACCGTTTGGTAGTTATATACATTAAGGTGTGACAGATTACGAAAGAAGAAAGCAGGTTCCCAAATCTCATTTTTCCCATCTCTAACCAACACCTTATCAAATGGTTTTAGCTCAACCTTTGGCTTTAAATCTACTATCTGTTTCTTCTCAGCATCCCAAGCCTTGCCTTCCTTTGCTAAAGCGTCAAAGAGCTGCTGCTTCTCTTGTTCTGTAGAAAGACGGACGGTATAAATATCACTTTTAGGATGAGAACTTTCGATTATGGTAGGAATACTACCATTAAGCCAAGCATAATAGCTGTAACTGTTACTATCTTCTGATTTGAAAATATAAACAATATCTTCTCCCCAATTAAAAGTAATGGTAACAATATCTCCATCCTTGAACTCAGGCTGCTTTTCAATCTCCAAAGTTTCACGATTGAGCTTACCACCCAAGCGTTCCTCAATGATTTTAATATAAGTCTGAGCTTCATAATCGTTGGTTTTCTCAAATACAGAAGTTAACATTTTAGCTTTTTCTTTATTATAATCTTCTTCGTCACATTCTTCCTTAAGATAATGCTTACCTTTAAATCTTGTGTAGGTATCATCCTCAAACTTTTCAAAGATAATATACACGGCGTTATCTTTACTAAGCAATATATCCCCCCTCTTCCAAGCGAACTTGCGCCAGTCACGCATATCCTTAGAAGGAAGGAGAATCTGTAAGCCATCAAGTCCTCCTCTTACAGTACCAAATTCGGAATAACCACGATGGCAAGTAGTATTATTATCGGTCTCATTTGTACACCAAACTACTGTTTCTGTATCTGTAGTACTGATTGTATCTAACTCTACATCTACATTATACAGCAAATCATGCAACTTAGTACCTTTTGTCTTATCCTTTAGGATTTCCGCTATATTAATCTTTTCTTCCATATTATTTTACTCTTTTAAAATGAACATTTTTGCCATCCTTACGCTCGGTACTGCCGCACTTAAATCCTGTGCAAGTCTCTGTGTACATATCACTTGCAAACTCGTAAAAGAAGCATCCGTTGCATTCTCCTTTCTTGTCCTCGACCACCTTCAGGGTAATCTCAGAAGCAATAGGCAAATCTTCCATAAGCTTAATTCCTCATTATATGACACTTAACAACTTTGTGAACCGCATTTAGCTGCGATTCATTAAAATCCTTAATAAACTGACGTTCCATTTCCTTTGGAAAGATGGGTTTTGTCGGCTTCGACATAGTGAGGACGGCTTGAATCTTTGCCCCCCCCATCCAAGGTAAGCAGACATCTGCGAGTAATTTGTTCAAATAACATTTTTTGTATCTCCTATTATTTTAAACGTTAAACAAAAATCTTAGTTTTTTATAATCTAATTATATACCATACCAGCGAAGCGAGCCAAAGGCGAGCCTTCTATTACCTCATATGTATTAGCATATACCCTACAGATAACTTTTCCTTTAATATAGGTATAGTTATTCAATATCATATCCTTTACATAATCGATAGAAGATAAAAAACGCTTTTCTATGTTTCTATATTTACATAAAATCTCGTTTTTGACCGCAAATTTTACTAAATCAAAGGCTTTCTGTACGCTAACGCTTAATTTCTCAGCTATATACTTATATGATATACCATTATCTCTAAACTTATCGCCGTAGCCAAAACGATTACAAGCCTTCTTAGCCGCCTTTAGCTTTTTTAAGCCTTTAGGGAACTGAGATTGCTGAATCATTTGCTTGGCATAGTTTTTTCGATTCTGTATATCAACAATAAGCATAGCAGACAAGGTATCTTCTATAAACTTTACATTCTGCGCATAGGCATTCTTTTTAGAATCATTGTTTGAAATAAAATCAATATTAGGAACAATAACGTTCCTGTGAGAGGTATGACTTTTTAAGGATTTGAAAACGAGGCATCGGTTATTCCTGCCAGTAAACTCAATCAAATCCAGAGCTTTCAAGGTATTAATACGCTTACGGACAGCACAGGCACTTACTCCTGTGATTTCGTGAAGCTTATTGATGCTCCATCTTTGCACGGCAGAAGATTTGACCCTTGTCTTTATAAAAAGGGAGAATGCGATTGCTTTCCTTAGTTCGGAATTGCAATACATATCATTCAATATCTTTCTGCGTATCTCCATATTACCTGACGCTTTAAAAAGTCAAGAGCAGCAAAGAAATGGGGATTCTCTGCTGCTCCGTATTTAGTAGGTCTTTCGACCTCACGTAAATCCAAAATCTTACACCTTATAAGCTCCCCATAAGCTCATCAAGCGTTGGTGTTATATCTTAAACACACCGCAAAATTAATAAAAATACTTCAAACACTAAAACTTTTTATTAATTATTTTTAATTTATTAATAAATTCTATTAGTGTTTTAAAAGATTTTATTACTTTTACAGCAGATTTTATTAAAAACCAAATTTTAAACGATTATGATATATAACCAAATTAAACAGTATGAGCTGGCAGATGAGATAATGAGAGCAGTCTGCGATGTTGGAGGTGTTACCTTCATTCAGCTCTGTTCTGCTGTTAAAACCGTAAAGCTCAATACCCTTAGAGGTCTATATTGTCTTATCAGCAGGGATTATTGCATCCATCCCGACCGCTCGGCTCGTCTGCTCTGTCGTACAAGGGCAAACGTAATCAACCAGGCAAGGAAATACCTACAATATATACAGGCTAAAGATAAATATACAATAACTATATATAACCAAATTATCAACATCTTAAAAGAAAAAAGACAATGAAAAGAACAGATTATGAGCTTACCCTGCCCGATCAGCTCTTCCCAACGGACAATGACTTAGAGATTCCGACACTCGATATTGATATGCAAGCCAAGGAGTGTCAGTCACCCTTCCTTTGCTTCGGCGAACAGAAGAGAACCTTCAACCTCAATGGCGAAGGCTCTTTGCACTTCTATACCGATGATTACCGCTTCTCAGCTATCTACGAGCACCCTGAGAAGATATTGCAGCATCACCCTGCCGTTATCGTTGAACCGAACTTCTCCCTATATAATGAAATGCCCGTATCTTTCGGCTTGCAGGCTATCTACAAGAAACGTTGGATTGCCCGTTGTATGCAAGGTAAGGGTATCGGTATCTTCGTTGACCTTAACGTGGCGCAGAAGTTCTATCGCCTTAATATGATTGGCGTACCTCGTGGATGGCGTGCCTTCGCTACCCGTGGATATTCGGATAGACTGAATAACCTCGCCTTTGAGTATTCCATCGCAAGCGATTGGGCAGAGGGCAAAGAGCCGCTATTTGTTATCTATGGCGGCGGTGCTGAGTGTCGGCGGTTCGCCCAGACCCATAGAGGTTGCATCTACATCAACCCCGTTGTTACTACCAAGAAGCAGCTTGCCGCCTTGCAGAAGATTCACGAAGGTGTTGCCTTTATCGGCGAAGAGTTCTCTGTTAAGGCGCAGCTCGATAAGCTCACCCCTTTCTCTAAGCAAATTGAGGATTTCCGAGCAGACAACGTCTCTAAACAGATTGAGGGAAAATAATATTGTTTATGCGAGATATGGCATTTATTTGCTGTATCTCGCTTTCTTTTGTATCTTTGCATCAGTAATCGGGAATAAGTTATTAGAAATGTTGAAAAAGGTTTTTAGATTTGGTTAGATTTAAAAATTTTATGTTGGTTAAAAGTTTTATCAGAAAAGCAGCCGCTCGTGAAGGGTAGCTGCTTTTCTTATATATATAATAGGTATAAAAGGATAAGGTCTAAAAATATCTGAATAAAATCATAAAATCACAATATAATCTATTAATTTCTATTAATACTTTAATAATTTACGAGAAAAACAGTTGGTTGTATGAAAAGGATTTATTAATTTTGCGGTATAGAAAATTAATAATAATAATTAGTTATAGGAGATACAACAATGAGACATGGAAATTTTTCATTTGGCAGCAAGACTTTAGATAGACAATTTGATGAGTTCTTGGATAAGTTAGACGAGAAGGGTTATGGATATATCTTTTATCAAAACATAATGATAAAATTTGAAAATGACGTATGCGTATCCCTAAGTCTTGATTTTAATACTGATATTGATAGATTTGAAGCTTGCGTAGTGGCAAATCATAAAGCAATACAGAACATAAAGGGAATGGATTTATATACCGCCAAGAATCCTACGTTCTTCTACGCTGATACATTGGATAAAGCATTTGATGAATTGGAACAAAAATATGGAAAAGGCAATAATTAATAGTGTAATGATAAAAGGAGATACGACAATGGAAACAGAGAATAAAAGAAAGGAAAAGACATTTAGAAAGGCTCATTTTACATCATCAATGGGCTGTCAGATATGTATAGAAGGTGATACTTGCCCTTTTGTAAAGAGAGGTTATATCTGTTCGCTTTTTGATTTGAGATAGAATCGTTTACTTGATAGATAATAATTATATCTTAATTGAATAAGAATTAATTATCTTTGCACAAAATAATAATTTAAAATTCAAAGAATATGAGTAAGTCAAGTGGTGGCACTCGCACCGTAAGCAGTAATAATGCTACACAGAGTAGAACACAGAGCGTTGCTAATGCAACTACATCATCAGCAATCAACGCTTTGATAGATTCCATTAACTCTAAGACATTATGGAACGATAAGGTTAAGTTCTTAAAGAATGACGCAGCGAATGAGAATGTAGAGACAATGACGAAAGCCGTTGCTGCTGTTTGGAAGTTTGAACCTTCTAAATTTAACGAGATTAAGGAGAAGGCTGATGTTACCTTCAATAAGAAAAAAGAAGGTTCTATTACTTGGAATAAGTATAGAGAGAATGAAACTGATTCTATTAGTGTAGGTACTATTGAACGAAATGGAAAAACCGCAAATATCGTAAGAGAATATGAGGAAAGCGGATATAAATCAATGGTTACTTATTATATTAATGGATATAAGACAGGAGGAAAGGATAAGTCTATTATCCAAATGTTTGATAAGCTTGCAAAAGCAGGAAAGATTAAATAATAACTCCAAAGGCTACTCATTATATGGGTAGCTTTTTTATTTGTTTACATACAATCTATTATTTTCTATTAAAACCCGAATAATCGCCGTAATTTTGCAAATAATAATTATTAAATGATAAAATTATGGCAAGAGAAAAGAAAATATCTCAGAGTCCGAGCGTTGATGATAAAAAGCTCTTTTTGAAGATTGGTGAATACGCCGATATTGATATTACAAGGCTTGAATACAATGACGGACAGTTGAAAGGAATTAGTAAGAACCCTCGCTACCTTAAAGAAAGCGAGCATGATAAACTCAAAAAGTCACTTACCGATAGCCCCGAGTTCCTGGAGTATAAGCCATTGATGGTTTATGCAATGGATAATGGCAACTACATCACTATCTGCGGTAATATGCGTCTTCGTGTCGCCAACGAGCTTCGCCTTGATGGTCATTCCGAGTTCGATACCATTCCTTGTGTTATCCTTAAAGCCGATACGCCTATTAAGAAAATCAAGGAGTATGCTATCAAGGATAACGTGCAAGCAGGTAATTGGGATTGGGACGAGCTTGCCAATGGTGAATGGGAAACCGATGATTTGCAAGATTGGGGCGTTGATTGCTCGTTCCTCAATACCGATGAGGATGATACCAATATTGATGAGCTATTCGAGGATGCTCAAAATACCGAGAGTAAAGCAAAAGATATTAAGCTCTCCGTCCATATTCCGCAAGAGTTGGAAGATAAGGTAGATGAGATTAAGGAGATTATCAAATCTGCCGTTTCCGAATACGATGGTGTGGAAATAAAATAATAGAGAAATGGAAGTCTATCTTGCGGGGGGGGGCTTACTGGAAATCTTAGTAAGTTTTGGAAAAGTGTCAGTATGGAATTATATATAGCAGGGACTTTAAGCAGACCCTATGTTTATGAGAAGGCTATGGAAGTTTTTTTAGCAGGCGAACACCCAGTAAAAAACGGCAAGGATGCCGATTGGGAAGGATTAAATATATTGGAAACTTACTATTATCTACAGAATAATAAAGAGTTTCCTCGTTTGATAGGTAATTTTCAGAATTTCCTATTAGATAGTGGTGCTTTCACATTTATGTCGGGAGCAGGTGTAGTTAACTTCGATAAATACGTAGAAGGATATGCTGCATTCATTAAAAAATGGAATGTAAAGAACTTCTTTGAGCTTGATATTGATTCCGTTGTTGGTATCAGAGAGGTTGAAAGACTTCGTGAAAAGCTCGAAAGATTAAGTGGACGTAAGCCTATCCCTGTTTGGCATAAGTCACGAGGAAAAGAGTATTTTGTTGAAATGTGCAAGAATTACCCGTATGTGGCTATTGGTGGCATCGTAACTAAAGAAATACCTATTAATAAATATGAAAAGCTATTTCCTTGGTTCGTGAGGACAGCACATAAATATGGCAGCAAGATACATGCCCTTGGATATACAAATATCAGAGGATTGCATACTTATCACTTTGATTCTGTGGATTCTACAGCTTGGCTTTATGGCAATATGAGCGGTTCTATATATAAGTTCAATGCCAAGAACGGAACTATGGATAAAACCAAAGCACCTGAGGGCAAGAAACTTCGCTCAAAGTTGGTTGCTGCACATAATTTCGGCGAGTGGGTACGCTTTATGAAGTACGCTCGTGCTCGATTATGAAGGTTTATCTTAGTGGCATATCGGGAGTAAAGCCTTATCTCTTAAATGGAGATATTAAAGCAAACGAGGTATTTGCTCTTGAATCATTCTATTCCGTAAGAGATTGGCAGAAATCGTTGATTCCAAAGTTTGCATCATTTCTCTTGGATAGTGGAGCATTCACATTTATGAGTAATGCCGCAAAGCACGGAAATATAGATTGGCTCAGCTATGTTGATAGATATTGCGATTTTATCATAGAAAACGATATAAGACTATTCTTTGAGTTGGATATTGATAAGATTAAAGGTCTCAAATATGTAGAAATGCTACGACAGCGAATTGAAGATAAAACTCATCGCAAGCCAATACCCGTTTGGCATATAGGGAGAGGAAAAGACTATTATCTACAAATGATAAAAGAATATCCTTATATTGCCATTGGTGGGATAGCAGCAAAAGAAATGCCCATATCTAAATTTGAGGCATTATTTCCTTACATGATAGGGATGGCTCATAAGAATGGATGTAAGGTTCATGGGTTGGGATATACAAGAGTTGATAATCTGCAAAAATATAGATTCGATTCCATTGATTCCACAACATGGACTGTAGGGGGGCGATTTGGAGAAGCTTCTAAATTTGAAAATGGTAGCATAAAACGTTTATCATTTAGAGATAAGGGAGTTAAATACAAGATGGTGAGAGATAAAGAAGCTCTTACTTTATATAACTTTAAAGAATGGTTAAAATTCCAGCATTACGCTGATAAAAATTTATAGATTATGAAAGATTCATTGATTATTGTATCAGGAGGTATGGACTCGGTAACTCTCCTGCATGAGAAGAAAGAGAGTATTGCTCTCGCAGTATCTTTTGATTATGGCTCTAATCATAATCAGAAGGAGATTCCTTTTGCTAAGTTGCATTGTGAGCGACTTGGTATCAAGCATATTGTCATTCCACTCAACTTTATTCACGACTACTTCAAATCCTCTCTCCTCGAAGGTGCAGAAGCTATCCCCGAAGGTAATTACGATGATGAGAACATGAAATCAACCGTAGTTCCTTTCCGTAACGGCATCATGCTCTCTATCGCTTGCGGTATCGCAGAGAGTAATGGATTGAAGAAGGTGCTTATTGCTAACCATTTCGGTGACCACGCTATTTATCCAGACTGCCGCAAGGGCTTCATTGATGCCATGTCAGAGGCAATGAAGAATGGTACTTACGAGGGTATCAGCATTGATGCTCCTTATACCAACATCACCAAGGGCGAGATTGCAGCCATCGGCAAGAAGCTTGGCATCAACTACGCTGAAACTTGGAGCTGCTATAAAGGTGGTGAGAAGCATTGTGGTAAGTGTGGAACTTGTATGGAACGCAAGGAAGCTCTCCGTGATGCAGGTATCTCTGACCCAACTGAATACGAGGATGAGTAAGGCAAGTGGAGGTACACGAAACTATTCGGGTAACCCTAAGACGATGGCTAAGAGAGAATCAGAATTTCAAGCCATCGTCTCTACGGGCAACTATAAAGATAGCTACTTCGATAAAAGCGGCGGTTACTATGTGGTACATAAACATCATAATGAAATTGCTGACCCGAACACCAATAAGGAAATGTATGCCGCAGAAGTTCTTGCAAAGAATGGCTATCGTATATATTTAATGAGCGAAATGTCGTATATAACGGGAGCGAAAAAGTCTGATGGCTTCAAAGAGCATGCCGTGATGGATATGAAAACCATCAACTCGGCGAGTTCTTATAAGATAGAGAATGCATTGAAGAGTGTTGCAAAGCAAGGGGCAGAGGTTGCTATCCTCATACAGAATAACAAGGCTATGACAAAGGAATATGTCAAAGACCAAATTTCTATGTATCTCACTCATGCAAAAGGAAATGAAAGAGGTAACTTAAAAGAAGTTATTGTTGTTGGCTTATCAGGCAATGTTCATCGCCATAAGCTATAAGACAAAGAATAGCAAAGCAGGTACACCTCTTTGCCTTTGAAGAATAAGCGTGAAATCGAGCAGCCAGTGTACTGACCCACCCGATTTATTCTTCTCGGTCGCAAAATTAAGAATAAAAATTGAAATAACAAAATAAAAGAAAGGAAAATTATGTATTACGTTTCAAAAAGAATGGAGATTGCTGCTTGTCATAAGCTGAATCTCTCTTATGAAAGCAAGTGTGCCAATCTTCATGGGCATAATTGGATTATTACTGTCTATTGCAAGGCTGAAAAGCTGAACGAGGATGGTATGGTGATGGACTTCAAGCATATTAAGCAGAAGATTCACGGCTACCTCGACCACGGCAACCTCAACGAGCTTTTGCCTTTCAATCCTACCGCTGAGAATATCGCTAAATGGATTGTTGTTCAGTTCCCAGAGTGCTACAAAGCACAGGTACAGGAGAGTGAAGGTAATATCGCCGTTTATTGTGACGATGATAAGATTGACGGAAAGGAGGCTCTCTAATGGCTAAGTACAAGGTAAACGAAATCTTCTACTCTATCCAAGGTGAGGGAAGACATGCAGGCAGAGCGGCTATCTTCGTCCGCTTCTCGGGTTGTAACTTGAAGTGTCCTTTCTGTGATACTGATTTTAAGAAGTATGAGGAAATGGGAGCTATTGATATTCTGAATAAGATTCAGTTACTCTCACCCGATTGTAAATTCGTTGTCTTTACGGGCGGTGAGCCTACATTGCAAGTGGATGAGGAGCTTACTACTCTTCTCCAAAATTGGGGCTACTATATTGCTGTGGAGACCAACGGAACGCACAAGATTCCAGGCGGTATCAACTGGGTTACTTGCTCTCCTAAGTGCTTATTCGTTAAGGGCGCAGAACCTATCATAAAGGTTGCTACTGAAGTGAAGGTTGTCTTTGATGGTGAGCACGAGATTACCGATTGCAACATTGATGCAGATTACTACTACGTTCAGCCTTGTGATACGGGCGATACAAAGAAGAATGCCGAGATTCTGAAACAGACAGTTGCTTTCGTAGAGGCTAACCCTAAGTGGCGAATTTCTTTACAGCAGCAGAAGATTCTCAACGTGAAGTAAATCATTTTTGCCTATAAATAAGAAGAAACAAGAAAGCCCAACAAAGTATCGCCCTATCTGCTTTTATTGTGGTGGGGTGATTTGTTGGGATTCATCAGGTGACCGCAGTGAGGATGATGATTCCGTAGTGGACTTCTATCATTGTATGCGATGCGGTGCTTCTTATGAGGTATGTCAGCCAAATGAGGAGGAGAAACAAGATTATAAAGAATATTGGAAAGGTAAATAATATGGCTAAGATTACAAAAGAAATAGCAGAAAAGCATATCAAAGAACTCTTGGAGTATATCGGTGAAGACCCTAACCGCAAGGGCTTAGAGGGCACACCTGACCGCATTATCAGAATGTGGAAAGAGATATTCAGAGGCTACGATCCATCACAGAAGCCAAAGATTACGACCTTTGATAACGGCAAGGATGGTATCGTCTATGATAACATGGTTATCGACCAAGGCGATTTCCATTCAAACTGCGAGCATCATTGTGTTTGGTTTTGGGGTAAGTATTGGTTTGCATATATTCCGAACCCAAATGGCAAGATTCTCGGTATCTCTAAGATTGGTCGTGTAGTTGATTACTGCTCCGCTCGCTTACAGATACAGGAGCGATTGGTACACGATATCGTAGATATGCTAAAAGTGGCTCTCGGTAGCGAATACCCACCACTTGGTATTGCTCTCGTAATGAAGGGTCATCATTCTTGCAAAGAGTTCAGAGGCGCAAAGAAGAAGGGCATTATGACCTCCTCTTACCTCGAAGGTGCTTTCAAAGACGACCCACAAGTGAGAGCTGAGTTTATGAACCTCGTAAATGGTGATAAGTATGAAGGTTAAGTCAGTCAAAACAAAAATCTTGGAGGAAGTAGGTTTTCTGCTTCCTACCAAGAAGCTTCTTTCCTCTAAGGAAAAGGTTGAAATCATGGAGCAGTTTTTGATGATGCCAGCTTGCGAAGTGGTGAAGCTACAGCAAGATGGGCGTAAATCGTCTTTTGTACAGCAGATAGCAAAGCTGCTCTATAATAATAATCTTGGAGAGTACTTTAATGTACTGAAAATGTGCCGAGATATGGCAGCAGAGGAAGATGAAAATAAAGGTGCTTTTCTTAAATAAAAGCTATTGTTGGGAATAAATTAGGAATAAAAGCTATTAATATGCCATTATCAAGAGATGAAAGCAAGCGTAAAAAACAGCTTGCAAACCTTGAAAAAGGTAAGTTTAAAAAGGGTGAAGTTGGCAACCCAAAGGGCAGACCACCGAAGCCTAAGACGATGTCATTGTTCATCGAAGAAATGAAGGAGAAGGGTTACGAAGTACCTTCCTCTCAGGTTATCGCAGAGTCTTTTCTGTATATTGCTGCCCTGCCCCAAGCCGAATTGGAGGCGGTGTTGACAGATAAGTCACGCCCGATGATGCAACGCATTATTGCCAAGGGAATACTTGATAAGAAAGGGCTTGATGTACTCGAAAGGGTTATTGATAGAGCCTACGGAAAGATTCAGCGCATTGACCTTACAAGCAAGGGTGAGCAGATTAAACAAGACCCATTGCAAGTACACGTTATTAACAATAATGAAGAGTATCAGAAGATTCTCGCTGAGATACAGAAAGAGAAGGAAAAGAAGGACGCTGAGACAGATAAAGAATAAGGAGGAATAGAATTATGGCAAAAGGAAGTGGAAGAACAAGAATGAGCACATCAAAAGGTTTTGAATGGTCGCATAGCGATTCCTACGAAGATGTGTTGCACGATGCACAACAGATATTTAAAAAAGAAGCAACAGCAGGACTTGGTAATTTTATGCAAAGGAAGCCAAAGAAAGTTACCGATACAGAATACGAGAAACTGCTAAAAAGCGGCGATTATATAGAAATAGTACACGGTAGTAGTGTAGAAGGTATAAATGAGTTAGTCAACGGGAAGTATTACATTAATAACGACTTACATGTTGCAGGTTTTGGATATTATTTCTCAAAAGACAAGACAACAGGCGAAGGTTACTCGGCTAAAGATGGAGAAAGAATGATTACGGCACTGATTAAAAAAAGCGACATCTTACAGCAATCAAAAATAACAGCAGAAGACCGAAAAAAAGGTTACGACCAATATCTCGGGACTTCCCCGACGTTAAAAAACGGCAAACCGCTTGATGATATGTATAAGAAAGATTTTTATAACTCAACAACAATAGCAGCACGTAGAGGATATAAAGCTGTAACGAGTAAAAGCTTTAATATTGTCATTATAGATAGAAGTGCACTATTGATTAAGAAATAAGTAAAAGACAGATGCCACACGTATTTTTAGCAAAGAATTATATGAGGGTAAAGGCAGCGAAAGAAGCAGGGTTCACAACTTGTTCTCTTCAAGGAAGCTCACGTTCAGCCAAGACTTACTCGGTTGTGCAGTTCCTTTGTATGCTTTGCTTCAACAATGCTGGAACGACCGTTTCCATCATTCGTGCTGGTATGCCTTCCATTAAACGAACTGTCTATCGTGACTTCAAGGATATAATGCTCAACTTTGGTTGGTGGGTTGATAAGTGCATGAATAAAACGGAGTTCGTTTATTCTTTCCCTAACGGCTCTTGGATTGAGTTCTTCTCCACCGATAACGAGCAGAAGGTGCGTGGTTCTAAGCGTAAGATACTTTTTGTAAATGAGGCGAATGAGCTTTCCTTTATCGAATGGCAGCAGCTACAGATGCGTACCACGGAGTTCTCTATCATTGATTATAACCCTTCCTTTTCAGAAGACCATTGGATAAATCAGGTAAATGAGGAGAAAAGTACTTATTGGTTCATATCCACATATAAGGATAACCCTTTTCTCGAACCAAAGGTTATTGCTGAGATTGAGAGCCTTAGATGGAAGAATCCGAGCCTTTGGCGTATCTATGGCTTAGGATTGCGCTCTATGGTTGAGGGCTTGATTTTTAAGAATGTAGTCATTGATGATTATATTCCTATACAAGCGCACAGACACCGATACAGAGCTATTGACTTCGGTTACTCCAATGACCCTACAGCGATTATTGATGTATATATCTACGGAAAGATTATCTATATAGATGAAATATGCTATCAGACAGAAATGCTTACTTCTGATATTATTAGGGTATTGAAAGAGGATAAAAAAAATATTGAGGTAATATCAGAGTCCGCCGACCCTCGTCTGATTGATGAAATCTATAATGCTGGTATTGATATAAAACCTGTAAAGAAGTTCGCAGGTTCTATTCAAGCTGGTATTATGAAGATGCAAGAATACACAATTCATATAACAAAACGCTCTACAAATGTAAGAAGGGAATTTAATAATTATACCTACCGCCAAGATAAGGAAGGAAAGTGGCTTAATGAGCCTATAGATATGTATAATCACGCCATCGATGCATGCCGATATGTTGTCATGGAAAAGTTATTGGGCGATTATGGCAGCGGAATGCAAGCCGCCGACATTCTCGGTCTGATGGGTTAAAATCGAAATGCTTATGAAACGAATATATGATAAACAGCCAAGGGAGCATCATCGCAAACGCTCCCACTATAATAGCAGAGGAGTAGCCAAATTATCCTTTGATAATGAGAAGGCAGCCGCAAGATACATAAAGAAAAAGCGGTTGCTCGGTTACTCCGCATATCTTTGCAACGAGTGTAATCATTGGCATATTGGAAGATTGCCGAAATAGGCATTTTCTTTTGTTTACACATGGTTTTTTCTTTATACCTATATAAGTTATATTATTACTAACTTTGCCTTTGTTATAACAAAAACATATCATATATATGAAAACGATAAAAGAAATATTATCAATGCCAGAGGCAAGTGATGTGCATAAATACCTTACGGCAAGAAAACAAGGCTTCAGAACTTCATTGACAGTCCTTGAAAAACAATGGAATCCAGTGAGTCATCGGGTAATGGATAAGGAATTTCGTAAGAATAAGATAATCAACGTTCCGACTGGGCAAACCAATCCTGTTACAGGAAAGCCTGAATACAAGAAAAAAGAGGTCGAGGTTGTGCGTATCGCTATCCCAATACAAAAGTCTATCGTAAATCTCACGGTAGGCTTCTTGCTTATGAATGCCGTTACCTATAAGGCTACGGCTCATGGTGTTGATATAAAGAAAATGAATGACAAGCAACAGAAGCTCTATGACGGCATTATGCATTGCTTCCATGATAATAAAATGAAATACTTCGACAAGAGGCTTGCACGCACCATCTTCAAGGAGTGCGAAGCTGCCGAACTTTGGTATCAGCCTACCGATGCCGAAGGAAAACTCCGTGGTGATATTCGGGTACAACTGCTCAGCCCTTCGAGTGGCGACAAGCTCTATCCACATTTTAACGATTATCATATTATGGATGGCTTTGCTCGTGAGTACTATGTATTTGATGAACTTGGCAATTCTGAGTTACATTTCGATGTGTATGATAATAGGTTCTGCTATCAGTATGTAAACGACCAGAAAAGCGGATGGAAGCTAATTAAAGCCTTGCCACATGGCTTTAGCAAAATACCAATTGTTTATTATCGACAAGACCAGGCAGAGTGGGAAGATGTACAATGGGCTATTGAAAGAGTGGAGACTTGTATCTCAAATTGGGGAGATACGAATGATTATTTCGGCACGCCAAAGTACTTTGTCAAAGGACGCTTGGAAGGCTTCGCAGAGAAAGGAGAGCAGGGTTCTGTGTTCGTAGGTGGTGACAGTTCGCAAATGAGCGTGCTTTCGTGGGATTCTTCGCCTGAAAGTGTAAAGGGAGAAATCGCATATCTCTTTAATATTATCTATTCGTTTACATCTGTCGCAGATATAAGCTTTGAAAACATGAAAACCCTTGGTAATAACACCTCGGGTGCTGCTATCCGCTTAATGTTCACCGCTCCTTACATGAAAGCAGATTTGAAAACAGAAATGTTTGGAGAAATGTTCACTCGTCGTTGCAATATTGTAGCAAACGGCATCAGTTATAGTGGTGCATATATAAAGGGTATTGATGAGAATACGGCTGAGCAAATCGATTTCGAGCCTATCTTTAAGCCGTATCTTCCAAAGAATGATGTAGAGTTATTGCAACTTATCACTTCATCCAATGGTGGTGCTAAATCTACCTCTAATCGCCGTGCTATCGAACTTAACCCTCTTAATGATGACCCTGATAAGGTTGAGGAAGAAATGAAGAGTGAACAGGAAGAAGCGTTGGCGCAGCAAGCAGCCCTTTCGGGACTTGGTAGTGCCGCAAGTGGAAGTCAGTCAGTTTCCAATGAAGAAGAGGAGGAATAACTATGGCAAAAGGAAGTGGAAATACACGTACTATAAGCAGTGTAAACGCTGCAAGTAGCAGAACAAATGCGAATAAAGATATTCAGATTAAACCAAAGGCAGAAAGTAAGCAGATGAATTATCAGAATATCACAGAAATAGACCGTTCAAAGTTTTCCTTATTCACAAAAACCTTGCCACAACACATAAAGGATATGACGAATGTAGATATTAGCAAGGCTATAAACGGTACTTCTAAGAAATTAGGTGGTTACATCAATATTGATTTTAATCAGCTAAAAAACAACGAGGCAGCAACCGTAAAGTCGTACCTTACGAAGAAAGGATATTATTATGAAGATAACGGTGCGGTGAATATCGCTATTTTCTACAAGAGGAACTATAAGGGTAAATAATGTCAAAGAAGCTCACATCAAAACAACAGAAAGAACAACTGAATAATCTGTTCGCCGTTTATAATAAGCGGTTGGGCAGATTATACAGCGATTACGTCAAGAAACTTACCACTCTTGGCTATGGAGAAGATGTGCTCGAAGATGATGCACTTTTTAACTTTGATAACTTTCCGCAGTTAAAGGCTCGTTTGAACGACATCTTTAATGATTACTATCAGAATAGCCTTCTTTGTTATAAGAGCGGCATCACCGATGGCGTTGCGTTGGCGTATAACCACGATGAAATGGTTATAGGCGGTTATTCCGTGCTTACTGATAAAGCTATAAGGGTCGCACGAGATACCGCCGCAGCCACGTTTATTTCAAATCGTTTGAAAACAAAGAACGGATTGAATCTCGCTCAGATTGTTTGGAACTACTGCCAACAGACGAAGAGTGAGTTTGAAATGGCTATGAGCAACACCATTGCGGACGGAATAAAACAAGGTTCATCGGCAGAGGAAATAGGCAAAAGTATTCGCAGATACCTCAACGACCCAGATATGATGTATCGCCGTTATCATACCATCAAGGTTCAGAAGAACGGAAAGAAGAAAGATGTGGTGACTTGGCGCAGACGTAGAATCATTGATGGTAAAGTGCGCTTCGTTGAAGAGCCATTGGAGAAGGTAGGTATGGGTGTTTACCGCTCGGCAAGAAAGAACGCTCTCAGAGTAGCAAGAACGGAGATAAATGCCGCATATCACAAGGCAAGAAATGAACGATGGAGAAATGAACCGTTCGTTATCGGTCAGTATATTCATGTGTCTCCACAGCACAATATTGATGATATATGCAACGACCTTGAAGGTCGCTACCCGAAAGATTTTGATTGGCAAAGTTGGCATTCGAATTGTATGTGTACCTCAGACCCTATCACCATACAAGGCGAGGAGAAGAAGGAGTTTTATAAACGCCTGATGGCTGGCGAGGATATGAGCAACTACGTATCCCCTTTTGCCGTGCTCACCATGCCCGAGAAGTACAATCAGTACATCAAGGATAACTCCGAAGCTATCGTAAAGGCTGGAATGAGGGGTAAATTAGCTTGGCACTTACAAGATAATACAAAGTATTGGGCACATCTTTTAAGCCCGTCAGACCGCAAGAAATTGGGGTTGAAGGCGGTTTCTTCTAAGGAGCTTATACTTGCGAAGGCAAAGGAACGTCACGCCCTTAGAACTAAGGAGCAGATAGATAAGATACAGAGCCGATGGGATAAGCATAGACGTGACTATTACAATGGCTTGGTTCATAATCTGCTCGGTAGCAAATCTATTACGGATATAAAGAGCCAAGACCTCTTTGAACGTTACTATGCTATCCGTTATGCAATCAAGGACAAAAAGAGTGCTTCTGAGATAGCTTCTTTGTTTGACAGATTCAAACGAGGTTATCAAACTAAACTTGCATGGACTGACCGCAAGGTTGCTATGAATGTTATAAAGGTGGCTGCTAATTACGGAGAAACCGATGTTTCTTCCGTTCTAAGCGCATTAAAGTCTGCTAACTATACATTAGCAAGAAAGGAGGCTAAAACGCTCGCAAACACCATTTCTGCCATCAAAAAGGATGAACTATCACTTTCTGTTCTCATTCCTGATGTCAATAAGTGGCATAAGCAGTTCACGTCAAAGGAATTGCACGGAGTATATGATGCCGTAGAAGCGAAGTTGGCTCAATGGCAAAGCTTGACGCTTGAGAAGCAAGCAAGCAAATTACAATTTGAGGCAGTTGATTTCCTTGGTGGGAATATGCACTGGGTTCAGCAGAAGTATGCCACTTGGAAGGTATCACAAGCAGCATATCTCAAAAAGCTTGATGAGGTAAATACGGCGATTGATTGGATAAATATCAATAAAGCTTATGCTGACGTAAAAGGCTATAGTACCCAGAGTAAAGTCTATCATAAGATACTCTTTGACCTCAAAAATGCTATGGTCGCACAAGATAAAGACTTAGCGAAGCAGCTTGTCCAAGAAGCGCAAGATAAGAAAAATTCGCTCATTCAGTTAAAAGCTAAGAGAGCAATAAATAAAAGCGGAAATGGTTCAATCCCATTCGATGCTGATGCTTATTCGCAAGCAAGAAAAGATGCGGCAGTATGGGCGAAAAATACAAAAGATGCCGATGATATTCTTAGAGCAAAATGTGGCGAGGTGTGGCGCAATGCTACCGATAAGGAAAAAAATACTATTTTTGGATATACGAATTCGTATCATAATATCAATGAACCTTTGCGTGGTCTTACCTATTATGGTTCAGCAGCAGATACACAACTTGGCTTAGATAGAATCCCATTAATGGAAAGCATCATCAATAAATCATACTACGATAAGGATATTTGGCTACAACGAGGTGGAGGTATGATAGAGCTTAAAAAATACGGCTTATCCAATTATGCTTACGCTACAGATGCAGAAATCAAGGCTCTTGTTGGCAAAGAAGGTACGGAAGGAGCTTTTACTTCTGCTGGTGTGGCAAAAGGAAAAGGTTTTGGAGGAAATGTTATTACAAATATCTACGCACCTAAAGGCACAAAGATGATGTATGCTGAGCCGTATTCGAGCTTCGGAAATGGTTCGGGTCGCTCTTGGGATGGAATCGCCAAACAATCTACTTTCGGAAGTGAGAGTGAAATCATCCTACAGCGTGGAACTACATTCAGAGTCACTAAGGTAGAAAAAAGCGGTAATACATGGTATATAGATGTTGAAGTGATAAATCAGAATGTACTTCCATTTCCATATATCGGTGGTTATCCATACAAATAAAGAAAAGCCCCCGTTATTATTCACGAGGGCTTTTCTTGTAATACGTCTTATTATAAAAATCCTTGAAACCCTCAATGCCTTCCTTCATTGGAAGTTTGTAAAGATATAGATAGCGATTGAATAAAAGAGCTTTCAATGTGGCAGGGGTATCATCTGTATCATTGAAGGTTCTTAACCCTACCGCAATATACTCATTCAGCATTTCATTAAGAAACATTTTCTGTTGTCCTCTATAAACCTTCAATGTAAATTCTATCCATTTCTTTTCCCATTCCCAAAGAAGTGCTTCAATGCAATCTTTCCAAGGGTTTTCTGCTTCACCTTTGAAATATCGGCAGAACTTGATTAAATCTTCCTTATTCGCCATATCTATCAATAAATTTAGTTACTACATTCTTCATATCCAAAGGGAGATAGTTCAATGCTTTCTCCTTCATTTCTTGTGGAATACCAAAGAGTGGCTGAGCGATTGAACCAACGATTGCTCCCATCGTATCGCTATCACCGCCGTAGGATACAGTATTTCTGATTGCGTCCTCGAAGCTATCACTATCAAGGACTATTCTAAAGGCAAGAGGAACGCACTCTTGGCAAGTTTCTGCCCATTTGCCTCTTGGTGGTATTCTATCCTCCCATTTAATGCCATAGTAAACGTTTGCTATGATATTCAACATATCTTTCTTTTCTCCCTTTCTCAAAGAAAAGATAGCATTAGATACCGCAGCAGCACCTATCAAACCCTCAGTATGGCTATGTGATACCTTTGCGCTCATTATTGCCTGACGGATAGCATCGGAACTTTCTTTAAATGCCCAAGCTGTCGGACTAACTCGCATTGCTGCCCCATTTCCGTAGCTATCATAAGGCTGTGGATTCGAGCTACGAACCCATTTTGCGAAGCTTGCGCCATACCCACCCATTGGGTTTAGATACTTCTGACACCAGTATTGAAGCGATATACAATAATCTCCGATATTCGGCTTTTCATTACCGCCTTTTCTAAGAATAGCATCGGCTACGGCTATTGTACAGATAGTATCATCTGTAAAATTACAACCTTCGTCAAATAGTTTAAAGTTATAATCAAATGTGTTATTAAACTCATATTTAGAGCCTACAATATCACCTATAATTGCTCCTATCATAACTGTATCTCCTATTTTAATGTTAATTATTCGCAAATTTACGAAGAAATATTCAGCTATCCAAATATTTTTCATTAATTTTGCATTATTGTTGTTATAGGTATGTATCTCCTATATACCCACAACGTTAAACAAAACAATTGTTTACACTTAGCATCGTCCTCATTCGTATCTCCGAGGGCGGTGCTTTTTCTTTATAAGAACTCTTTTAAAGCAACGTGATAAACATCGTACACAAGGTAAGTAACGTATAATACGGCTACCTTATCAATCATAAAAGTGGGATAAGGATTGCCGTCTCTAATAATTTCGTTCAACGTCCATTTCGGGTACTTAGCAGAATATTGCTTCAATGCTTTCAGAAGCTCATTCAACCTTTCTTCCCCGAATGCTTGTTTTATCTTCTCCTGATTCCTTAGAGCAAACCGAGCCATAATTTACCTCCTACATCTAACGATTGTATATTCTGTTGTTTTTATTTTTCTACTTCATAAAGATATTGAATATCCCCACCTCCAAGAGTGAGGATAACCGAAGGCTCGCCGAGCATTGGCTGCTTATGGAAATCACACCAATACCAATGATTTCGTTTTAGCTTACCTTCTATCACATTCAGCACCAAACCGTTCTTTTTAGGAGCTTCAAGATAATCCTTGCCCTGTCGCATATCCAAGCGATGTAAGGCTAAAAGTACGTCAAATGCTCTCATATCTTACTCAGCTTTATCAACGATAACAAGGTTTTTCAATCTCTCCAAGAATGTGTGGTAATCATCCTCGCAGAGAATAACTTGACCGCCCGTTGGTGTGGTCTTGCAATTAAGCTTTATAGATGTTGTTATATCCTCATTTCGTGAAGGTTCAACGTAAGCGATATTATCTATATTAACAAGGGTACAATGCCCTTTATACTTCACCTCAATAAACTTTGCCATAATTTTATCTTTTTTACATTACATCTTCGTTTAAAAATTCAATCCAAGCCTCATTGAATACCCTTTTCAGCCTTTCGTCTGTTTTTAAATCAACACGAGTGATAAAGAGCGGAGGTAGTGCATCCTGCGGCGTATCAGTATATCCGCATTCATGGTTAGCGAACTCGTATTTCAGAGCTGTTTTTAAGTTGTCGTCATCCTTTAGAAAATCTGTAATTTCCTTCTCGGTTCGCTCAAAATACTCATCGAAAAGAGGTTTATCTTCTACCAGACAATAGCAACCAGAAACAAGCATACTGACCTTAGCAATATCCTCTTTGCTGGTTGTAAATCCCCATTGTTTCATTATTTCTTCAAACTGCTTTTTGCCAAAAGCTACCTTCATAGGAAGTTTGCGAAACTCTTTCGATTGCTTCATTTTCAATTCCAAATACTTATTCATAATCATTTCTTATTTAGAAAATTATTGGTTTCAAGATAAGCCATATAAGTACCACAGCTTAATCTATATAATATTGAATTATAGCAAGTGTTATACTCGTTACAGTTATAACACTTACTTAGAAATTCTTGCTTGCTCATCACCCTTATGTTTTAGTCTAATAAACAATTCTTTCTTATCTTCACTTCAATTTCATCCATTGTATAGACTTTGTTGTCTGTAGAAATAACAAATGTACCATCTTCTTGTGGAAGAAATGAGTATAGGTAATTACAATAGTATGTAACAGAAAGTTTTGGGTATCTATCAGGATAAGTAAACTTTATCTCTATAGTGATGTAGCCATCTGCCTCTTTTATCAATGCTGTGAGCTTTTGCAAGAGCTCATAGCATTTATTATAAGCTATTTCGTAATCTTTAAATCGTTTCATTGTCGTATCTCCTATAATTTAATCAAGTTTTGAAACCAAGTAATCAAGCTCCTCCTCGCTGAGTGCAATCTTATTCTTGCGCTTAATCTTAATGGTATTATCCATCCCAATTTTTTCTGTTGCTACATTGAGCGAGTTACCACCTCGGTATTCTGTCACAAGAATATCCTCGACAAAATCAAGCATATCCTGGTCGTGAGCTTTTTGCTCTTCTTGCAACTTCTTTTCAAGCACCTCTGCCTTCTTAACAAATGAGCAACCCATCTCGATAGCGAAATCATTTTTAATATTCTCCATCATCTGCTCAATATCATCTTTGCTAAAGAACTGATTGAAGTAGGTATCACCTCTTTTGTCGCCCATCAGAGCCATAAGATGCATAATTTCTTGTTGCTTTGTCATCATTGTTGTATCTCCTACAATTAATTATTATTATTAATTTCTATACCGCAAAATTAATAATTTCTTTTCAGACAAACAAATTTTCTATTAACTTTCTATTAGTATTTAATATTCTTTTAGACTTAAATAGTGAGTTAAAGATAATTTTATATAAAATATGATATATAATATGATATGAATCAATTTTTTGCTATCTTTGCAATCTGACCAAATCTTAGAAACATGAGACAGATTTATAACGCATCACCAAAGGAGCTGACGGCAATGGCTCAATGCTATCTTAAAGAAGGAATACTTAGCAGGGCATCGTATTGTTACGAACGTTTGTTATTCCTTGGAAAATTGCGCAAAACGAGCTATCTACGGCTTGCTTTGATATATACCAAACAAGGAAAAGATAACGCCGCAGAGCGCATTCTATGCCGATATAAAGCAATTTATAAACATTAATATAGGAGATATAAGATTATGAAAAAAGTAAGAGTTTTATTTATGTCACTCTTTGTTTTAGCTGTAGCTTGTACAAATCTTTCGTGCTCAAACGATGACAGCAAAGAGGACGAGAAGATAAAGTTTGAAAACACAAGTTGGGTGTCAGATAATGTCGCCAAGCATAGTTCAGCCTTAGTTGCAATTAATAAGACCGAGCCCAATACAACCATTCAATCAAAGATGCAACAGGTGGTCGGATTGAACTACACGGAAGAAACCAAATCCGAGGAGGGTTATTGGTTCTGGGATTTGTGCAAGCAAGCAGGACACGAGAATGACTCGGTTATGACAGCATCATTCGGCTCTGATAAATGTACTTTCAAAGTAAAAGTTACAAAGACCAAAGCAAAAGCTAAGCAGTTAAAAACAGAAAACCTTTACAAGTTTGATGAAGGTTCGTACGTTGTCAGATTTGGCTCTAATAGATATGAGGAAATAACTGTTTATAGCTATGGCGTATATAGAACCGATGGCACTCTCTTTATTCCGCTTGACGGGAAGGGCTGTGTATCGTATCAAACAAAATATACCTATGCAAATAAAGAAGTGTATAGTGAGGATGTTAGTGAATATACTATTTCAGCAAACTACGAGGTTTCAAACAACGTGATGACCTTCTCTTATGTAAAAGACGGAAAGAATATAACATTTGATGGCTTACTATCAGCAGACGGGCAAAGAATAACAATAGAACACAATCCTATTGTAAACTCTATAAGAGTTTTAAAAAAATGATAGATTTTATCAATAAACTAAAATCATACTTAAATCACAAAGATGATATCAGTATGATAAAAATTTCATCAGTAAGCGGCGGTCTTAATGGAAAAAAGATTGCCGCTGAATCATCTGTACCAGAGGGATGCTTGACTGGTAATCTGAACTTTCACAAAGAGTATGATAAAGCAATAGAAGAAGGCAAGCGGATTGAAGCAGAATATCCTAACGACTATTTTGTGCATTGTAATTTGATGGTTAGTTACTTTCAGAAAGGAGATATTGAGAATTGTAATAAGGAGGCAAAGTTGGCAATCATCAAAGGACATCACACTGGGTATTGTGAGAGTAGATTATCTATCAATCTTTATAAGCAGAAAAAATACCATCAAGTCATACAGCTATCCGAAATTGAGGAAAACCCACGTTTTGGTAGATTCTTTGATGATGTGTACAAACGTAAGCTTCGGGCACAAAAGAATATTGCTAAGGCAGTTGACACTGAGCAAGACAACCTTTTCACAGATAAAGAAATCGAAGAACTTTATCAAAATGTAGAAAAACAAAGAGAACTGCGTGAGTGGTATTTATGTACACAAAGTTTGATAAAAGAGGAGTTATCTAAGCTAAGAAAGAAAGACTGGCTGAATGATAAATCTGTTTTGAAAGAAATGGAGTTTTATACAAATGAATTAATGGAGCTATCCCGTAAATATGATTATCTATACTAATTGAAGAGGATAAAAAGATAAGGCAGGGCGTATCTCCAAACCCTGCCTTTTATATTTGTATCTCCATATTTATTTACTTCATCATTGTATTACGTATCTCCTACTTATGCATGGCGTTAATCCTCTATTTCTACAACTTTATTATAGATATCCTCTGGTAAGATACCATCAAATGCTCTGATTGCGCTTCCTAACCCATCGGTTATTGCTTCACCTTCCAACGAGTCATCAATACCCTCAGATACCAAGAACTTTATAGCCTTCTCCTGTACTTTCATAAGTTCTTTGAGTACATCAATACACCGCTTGGTTGCATCATTATCAACAGTTATCTCTGCTATCATATTCTGATTATTCATTTTTAATTTCTCCTATGTGATTAAAATTTAGACTGATTATTTTTAGGTACGGATTTCTTCTCGCCGTTGATTTCAGCGATAGCATCCTTTACATTAAAGTTATTGTTGTAGAGAGCAAGAATAAAACGCTTGCCACGTTGATTCCATACGAGGTTTATTTTAGTTCCAGTAGAGCCATCGCCCTTCATGTAGTTATAGGTTCGAGTGCTTGCGAGCTGCCATTCACGGAATTTTCCCTTCAAATGCCAAGAACCCGACTGAGAGTATTGAATACCTGCACTTGCAAGTTGTTGGTTGAGAGTTCTTGCGCTGACACCAAGGTCATCAGCAACCTGCGTGGTGGTAAGGCAGTCCGTTGATGCAAGTGTATCATCGTAATATTTTGCCTTTGGTGCGGCAACAGTCAGTTCTTTCTGCTGAATGCCGATGGTCTGTGCCTGCTGCTCGGTCTGAGCTTCAAGCTCACGAACTCTTTGCTCATTCCGCTTCAATGTTTCATCCGCAATCTTCAAGGCTCGTGCCATGATAGCTTCGGGAGTATCATTGACCGAAGAAGCAATATAGCCACCCTTGGTGCGGATTTCGTGAAGGATAGCCTTTACTTCCTTCTTAAACTGCTTGGCGATAGGCTTGCGTGATTGCATAAGTACCTCATACAAACCATCCTCAGTTAAAAACCAAGTCTCACCGCCGTTTCGACCTAAGTTAAACTTATGTCGTTCATCTTCATCAATACACTTGATTGTCGCAGGCGTATTTTTCAAATCAAGCCAATCAGTAACATCTTTTGCCCGAAACAATGGATGCTCTATTGAGCCCCAAACATCAATCTCCTTATCTAAGAAGGTTGACTTGTTGATAATTTTAATTTCGTTCATTTTGCAAGTATTTTGAACGTTAATATAATGTTGGGTTGATACCTAAAAAAGAAGGCATCGCTACCCTTTGTTCAATGCCTACTTGCGAAAGCACGCATACATCATTATAATGTACGCAAGGGGCGATACCTATATATCGTAATCCGTTAAGAAGCGAGCATAAAAAATGCTCCACCTTAAAGCGGTAGAGCTTCTAACCTCACCGCAAGTATTTATTGAACATCGCAAAATTAAAAAGAAATCTGCGAATCTCCAAATTTTTCTCCATTTATTTTTGAAAATAATAGCTTTTAAAACTAAACTAAAACATGTTATTAATGCCGTAAAAGAAAATAAAAGCAACTAAAAGGCTTTATTACTCAAAAGGGAGCAGCAGCCGAGACCGCCACTCCCAAGAGATACAACATATAATTAAACAAAATGAGAATCGATTTATCTTTTATTATACAACAAAGAAGCTATACGTAAAACCGTCTTCGTAAATTGCATATCAAGAACACATTCTTTGACTGATATTTGAGATAATTTTAGACCTTTCTTCTTGCAACGGATATTTGCAAAATCAATCAACTCACGCATATCTCTTTTATCCATACTTTACCCTCCTTTCTTAAACCTCTTTACGCCCTCTTTTAATTCACAGAAGCCATCCTCCTCTCGCAGATTATAGAGAGCCTGAGTCTCTTTTGGCATATTATAATAAGCCGAGAGGCGAGCTTTTTTGGCATTGGTTGGATTGTATAAGGTTCGTGAAATATCAGACCATATAGCGAGAATTTCCTTGTTTGTGATAATGTTATCACGAAATTTCTCTGCCTCGTCGTGCATAACATCATATAGACAGTTATCGGCTTGTTTGAATGCCATCTTTGCACGATAATGCTCGAAACAAGGAGTAATATCCACACCGAATTTTCTTTCTGTGGTCTTCATGATGTTTTTGTGGGTATCATTAACTTCTTGCACAAGGTTCTGTATCATAATAACCCAAGAGCAAAGATAAGGATTGTATTTGCATTTGAGATTACGGAGTTTATTTTCTATGAGCTTACGCATCTTTTCAACCTTATCACGAACTAAATCCCAAAGATAGTTGGAGAACTCATAATAATAAACCTCATCCATGTGCTGTTCAAATAGGCTTCTCGTGTCAAGGATAGATTTTTGGCACTCCATGAAATGCTTCTTCAGACCAAACTTGAATACCTTTTTCTTATCAAATATCATTTTGGATTTAATAAGGAAGTTATCAGCCAACACATATTCCATGTAACAAGTCTGACAGAGGGTGCAATATGCGTAGTCGATAGCATCCTGTATCTGTTCGTTACTAACATTGCCTGGTGCATAGATAACAACCTTGCGTCCAGACATATCAGCCTCTAAATACCGCCCTTTATTGAGCTTGCATTCGACTGCTTTATTTTGTAAAATCAGTGCGTTCATATCAATCCTCCTTGTTATTATTATTGCTATTATGTGACAATAAGTAGTCAGCAAGTATAAACGTTGAATAAAAGACTATAATAAATAAAATAAGAATCTTAGGAAACATAATTATTATTTTTTAAAAACAGCTTCGTAAGAGGCTACCTTTTCTATTAGTTGAATATTTTTCTTATTATAACTATCTCGTTCCGCTCTTGCCTTGCTTATCTGAATGAAACAAACAATGAACGATACAAAGATAATCAGCGCAATACATATCCAAGGAAAGCGATACACGCAGCCATTAATACCTTTAAAAATGTCCCGTAGGATAATGATATTAAACTTTAAGATATATTTCAATGCATCAATAGTAGTAACATGACCCTGTATTTCAATCTTGCACATCTTTATCCTCCTTTTCCTTATAGTTATACAATTTTTTATATTGCTCACGCTCTGCCTGATGTTTTCTCAGATTCTTCCGATACTTTGATTCTGGGTAAGATGCCCAACCTTCATCAAGCGCAATACGCTCAAATTTACTGAATTTTTTATCATACCCAAGAAGTTCAACCAAATCTTTCTGATAGCACCACGCAATTTGTAATTGCTGTGGGTCGCCTTCTGTATCTGGCTTGAAAGAGAGGGAACTAATATCGAAATCATCACAAACATCGACTGCTCTCATTGCGCCTTTGATAAATGGCTGATTATTTCCACCTCTTACATCACGCATAAATACATATATAAGGTCGCTACCGCAAGGGTCTGTTACGGGATGCAATACCTTATCAATACGCTCTTTTTGTTCGTCACTTGCTTGCTTGTAGCCTCTTTTGTAGCCTTTAACGAAGGCATCGTGACATACCTTTGCTAAAGCTTCAGGACAAGGTCGATGATTACAATTTTTACAACTTCTATCCTTGCCATTTGCATCTAACGCCTTATCGTTAAGGCTTATCTTCTTCTTAATCATATTCTTAACCTTTAACCACTTCATAACCTCTATTAATTAACTCTTGAATAAGGACATCATCATAAAGACGATATATATTCCTTTGCAAAAAACGTAACTGGTCTTCGTAACCAACCCTTTCAAAAAGCTGATAAATATCAACCGACACTTCCGCTTCAACCTTGATTTTCACGCCAAACCTCCTTAATATCCATCTGTTCTCTGTATTCCTTGACAGCCTTAGTGAATTGCAAAGATTTATTTAAAAGTCTTACATAGTCAGTGATGGTTGTAGCAGAAGATTCTTCGCTTGTCTTTATCCATCCGTTATTTTCACGGAGATAGCATTTAACCCTGAATATACTACCCTGCTGACCTGTATCATTATCGGTGTATGATACTTTGCCGATTGAGAGACGCATAATCCTATCGTTGCTTACAAGCTCATATCCTTCATTTATGCGTAAAGCATAAGGTGCTTCGCCGTGAGCTTCGATAATAAAATTCTTATCTTCCATAATTGTTATGTATTAGAAACTACTGAATAACTTTCATCCTTGCCGTAAACAACATCTACGTTAAGAAGGTTGTTAAGTGTAAAACCCATTCTCCAATTAAACCAAAGATAACCAATCTTCTCAGCAATCCTTATTGCGGTATCAGCATACTTCTTTGCATCACCCTTAAAAGGCTCTGAGCCATGATAGGAGAAGTCATTATCAAAGACTTGTTTGAATACCTTATTCTTAGGTAGCTGATACTTACAGAAATCATCATAAGGAAGAATATTTCCATCTACCTCAAAGCAAATCTGCTTATAATCAAGGAAGGAAACAAACCCTTTATCATTGATAGTAAGATTACTTCGTTTAAGAGTATCTAACACATCTTTCTCCTCTTCTTTATTGAGTATGCGATAATTAGTAAAGATAATCTTACAGCTCGCTTTTTGTGGTACGTTATCAACGATTGCAATAAGCGGAATAAAGCAACTGAATGAGCCAGATAAGGCTATCCCTTGTTCTCTTAAAAAACGCTCCCCGTCATACTTATTAAAGTACACAATAGCTAAGGGGAACTCTTTTCTGAATGCAACGTTTAAATTCTTAAATTCTATGAACATAAGCCTACGTTTTAATACATGTCGTTTTCACTAAAACCATTGATGAAGATTGTCTTCTTATCGTGGTCTATCTCCATATCCTGAGCGCAAGCCCAATTCAAGCATTTATTCAGCTCATCATCGAAAGTCCCCATAAACGAACCGCCAGGTCGCCAAATCTTGCGCATACCCTCACGTTTGAGCTCTCTGCCACCGCAAGCACCTTTCCAAGCGAAGCCAGCCAACCAATGAACCTTGTAATCTGGGTGATTGGCTACTTCTTTTCTTACATCTTCATTGCTACACAAACCAAATTTTACCACATTTCCCATTGTATTGTATCTCCTATATTTAAAATTAATTATTTCTTATCCATGCATTCTTTTACCGCATACTGGCTTTTAAGAAGGCATTGCGTTGCATTCAAGCCAATCGGAATAAAGTATTCCACGATAGCGTTCCAACGTCCTCTGAACGTACCCGAACCCTTTGCGTTGGCGATAAAAGAATCCTCTGTAGATTCACCTACCAAAGCACCTGAGTACTTGGTGATAACCTCGCCTGTGTATTTATTGATAATTGTAATCATTTTCTTATCTCCTGTTTATTGGTTTTCGGTTTTCCAAGAACTCAATTATTGTACCCATAACCTTTATAGCACTATAGCTTTTGACCATAGTCTTTCCTTCGAATACTAAAACAGAAGGAAGAACCTTGCATTCGCCTCGCTTTATAATTTTGTCGTAGAATTGAATAACTTCCTTCCAGCTATTAAAGCTATTAGCCAATACCTGAAATCTAATTTTGTTGTTTTCTTTTGTTTCCATTGTTGTATCTCCTATAACTAATCGTTATTATTAATTTTTATACCGCAAAATTAATAATTTCTTTTCAGATAGACAAACTTTCTATTAACTTTCTATTAGTATTTAATGTTATTTAAGAGTAAACCCAATAAATCGGATATATTTACACGGAAAATTTAGATTTTACCCATTTTTCTACGGTCATAATAAAATCCTCCAAAGAACGGCAAACGCTGTACTGAAAGCCTAATCGCTCAACGTCAGACTGAAATTTTATCTGTAAATCCGACTGCTTTCCATCTTTTGTTTTTACCTCAATAAATAAGACATTTCCTTGCGCTATAACAATAAGGTCAGAGAAACCTGCTAATACGCCCTCTCCCTTCATTATTTTTGCTTCAAGCGTACTTCGTTGTCCTCCGTTTGGGATGGCGGCAATGATATAGCGAGGATATTGCAAGCGAAACCAGCTAACCATCTGTCTCTGTATCTGTGATTCTATATGCCGAGGTTTGCTTCTACCTTTTTTCTGCATCTCCTTCTTCAAAAACTCATCGTACTTCATTATTAAAATAATCTTGGTTCAATCTTTGATAATACTTTTTCTTTCGCCCCTCTAAAAAACTCCTTATTTACCTCAAAACCATAAGCCTTACGACCTAAATTCGCAGCAGCTCTAAGAGTTGTTCCCGAACCTGCGCATGGGTCAATGATTACATCCCCTCTATCTGTAAAGATTTCAATCAACCTTTCAAGCAATGGTACAGGCTTCTGTGTAGGATGCACCTTTGGTGTTGAATTATCTCTAACCCAATCAAAGCAATTGAATATCATTTGCCCATTATTATTAAATTTTGGCAACTTATCACGATAGAGGATAAGACCATACTCGCAATTACCAACAACCTTCATATTTGCTTTCAATACCTGAGCCGAGAAGTTCTTGCGGAACACCAAGGGTATATAGTGCATCAGTCCGTACTTTTTACCAAGCTGTATAAACTGAAATTGCTGTTCGTACTCACAAAACAGAATCATACAAGGTGATTTGCCCGACTGCTTAGGCTCTTTTATAAGCATCTTGCTACAGAAGTGCATAAATTCGGCAGGGCGAAACTCACTATCAGAAGAAAAGAACTGCTTACCAGCCAGCTCACTTTCTCCGTTTTTATTGTCACCATCCTTGTACCAAGCAGGATTGGAGGCATAAGCATTTTTGCCAAGAACGTAGGGTACGTCAGTTAAAATAAGTTGCGCATGTGGAATACCATAGGTCTTATAATTTTGAAAACTATCATTGAATATTTCTACATTTTTCATACGTTCTGTCCTCTTTCTTTAAGTATTCCTTTATATGATTCTATCATAAACTCGAACCATCTTTTCTTTGAAAGATAATCAGTACAATTTATCTTTCGCTTACAGAAATCGACATCGTTCTGAGCATTAAGGTATTTGTGAAGATAGAATTGAGAGATAATTCTATATGTAGTACACTGCTTCGATAAATCAGCATTCCACTTCATCCGTTCAGCGTTGCGCTGTGCGAGTTTATCGTTGATGCGGCTTTGCATCCAATACATTAATATTGCCCAAAGGAGACCAAACAACATCAACAACAAACATGCACTTAAATGTCTATTTATATATGCACATAGACAAAATGTTAGATACAACAGGAAAGTAATCATCCCGTTATACTTCAAATACCATTTCTTTGATTTATTCTTCATTTCTTTATTTCCTTTCTTTTATTACGCATCACCTTAGCTTGGCAAGCTTTGCAACGATGCTTGTAAGACTTAGAGAATTCACTTATCGGCTTCTCGCAACCACATATCTCGCATTTACGTATTCCTTCAAATAGAGGCTGCTTTATAACCGTTGCAAGAATACCATCCTGTTTTTCCCATTCTTCGTTGGTTTTCATCCATTGAAGGCAAGGTCTATTTTTTGGCATTGTTAAGGCTGAGACAAGTCCCAACATTTCATCGTAACCAAGTTCTCCGCTACTTTTATCTCCTTGAAAGACTTCAAAGTAACCATTATTATACTGCTTAATAGTTATATCTTCCATATTACAAATATTTTTAGCTTTATCATATACACCAATAATATAATCATCGGTGATAGCTTTGGTATTTAGCCCATAAACAAAAGAATTGCTTCTTTATTAATAAGCCCCAACACTGTATTCCCTTTCAATATCACGGCAAAACAACTTCGCCTCTTTTATATTTCTCCCAAAACTCTTTATCGTACTTAAACCCTTTTTTAAATCTACGTCCGATGGTATTACCTTTTTGAAATTTACGACCATAGTCGTTACCTTCTTTGAAGGCAAACCTCTTGCTACTTGATTTAGAAATAATGTTCGCCACCTTCATATTCGCCAATCTCATAGAATAGAGCCATCTTTCGTTTTTTCTCAACCCAAGAGAACGAGCCTTGTTTTTAACCTGTCTTATTTTGCAACAGAACTCTTCGGCAACTTCTTCGTTTGTATGAAAAGGAAAGTACTCTCTGAATCTCCTTTCTTCTCCTTCGCTCCAATATCGATAACTGCCACGAAAGCGAATATCTCCGAACTTGGCTATGAATCTCGGTGATGCAGTTCTTGCGCCCTTCCCCCTCAATCGCCTACGAACGGTTTCATAAGGTATTCCAGCTTTATTGCTAATTTCGCCAATCGTAAGCCCCTGTGCGTACATAGTCAGCAATTCGTCATCTACAGAATGAGGGTATTTCAAGATGCAACAACCTTTATTACTTACTCCCATACGATAGCCTTTAATTGTTCAATATTTCTATAAGAGATTTTACATTTCTTATTTTCGTAACACCCATCTTTTGCGAGCGCATTCCAAAGGGCATTAAGGCTAATGCCTATTATATTTTTGTCGTACCTTAGATAAATTTCTGGGCAAGTAAGGAAAGGCTCTGGTTTCTTTCCTTTTAGCTGAACAACAACTACCCTTTTTGCTCTTGTCGGTCTTTCGTTTCTAATCATTTGTTTACCTCACTTTCTATCTGTTTCTGTGACTCACGGATAAGCAAATCAAGCACCTTGTTTATGATATTAGCATTCTTAATTGTATAGATACCAATACCAGTCAAAAGGTCAACCTTGATAACCATTCCGTTCTTTCGCAGGAGCTTATACTGCGTATTCAACTTTTTAATTTTATCCAACCTATTCATATTTATAATTTATTATAAGCATGTGCATACAACCTACGCTCTTCCTTATGCGCCGCATAGTAAGCTTTAGCCCTATTGATGCAATCTTCACGATGTCGCAGATAATAGGTTTTATTATATGCACTTTTACGGAGAGATAACTCTATTTGTGTCATGGATTTATATAATTTATAGAAAGCAGAGGGAAAATTCCCTCCGCATTCAATATTTTACAATTTAAAAATCATAATCTCGGCAAGTGGAGTCCTCTTAGGAATGAGAAGATTACGAGAATGAGAACCGAAGCTGGTCTGTTCATGAATCATAGTTTCATCATTAATAGAAAGCACAAGCCTGATTTCCTTGCCTTCTTCTGCTTGTAATGAAATTATATCAGAATTACTTAATCGATAGTCCGATTCTGTCGGAAGCCCTGATATTGCGTTAGCAGGAACTGGCAAGATGATACCACGATACCCTTGATTAAGGATAACGCCAGTATCTACAACAATACGACCTTTGCGAGCTTCTATGTCGGCAGGAGCATAGATAGCAAAAGAATCATCACAGCAACATGTAGGATAAAGAATGGCATCATTCTTCAATGTAAAAGGCAAATCACTCTTAGCGGAATCTTCTGCTTGTTCTTTACCTTCCTGTTTATCCGCTTTTCCTTCGCTCTGCTTGGCGTTATTATTTTCCGCCAATAATTTATCGTTATCCAGTCCTAAAGGCTGTTCTACGGCAGTTTTCTTTGGTCTTGGCATAATTTATTCCTCCTTCTTTTCTTCGTTAGACTTCTGTTCCTTCTCCTCCTTTGTCTTATGCTCGAATACATCGTACACGTTGGTTTTGCTGAGACCGATGATTTCATAGTCTATCATGGTCTTCCCCATCACCTCATCAATATTACTTATTGCTCGGTGCATAGACTTTGCTTGCACGAGGTAAGTCACATTGCTACGCTTCTCCTTATTAGACTTTTCATCAATGAGGATGAATTGTAACTTGGCTTTATACCAGCAATCATCATCATCCTTATCAGAAAAGAATACCTCTCTGTACGAAGCTTCTTGCATTGACTTAACTTTGAACTCGCCGCTAATATAAGCAGCCATTTCCTCCGTGATTGCGCTCTCACCTTCCGTGAAGGATAAGGCATCAATCGCATATTTTTCGGTCACAGATTTCTCTGAACCATCTTCTTGTGTCTTTTGGTAGCGGATTCCTACCTCAAACCAATTACTTGTTCTAATACGCATATTTCTAATAATTTAAAACTAACTTAAAACCATTATCTAATAATACCTTTGCTCAGAAAGGTAAATCATCCAAATTCTTTGCCTGAGCAAATGGTACATCGCAAGTAGCAGCCGCATTCTGAGCTTCATAGTTCGCTGGTCTCAGACCACCGAGAATCGGCATCGCCTTCTTTTCTTCTTCTGTCATCTTCTCACGTACCTCTTTAGGTAGCGATTGCTTAACCATGTGAGTTTCCTCATACTTAGGATTTTGTAACTCCCAAGCAGTAAAGTCAAGGTAAGCACCTTTTGGACGATTGTTTTCATCAGAACTAATGAAGATATTATTATCCTTAATAGGAATAACCAAACAGCGAAGTTCCTCGGTTCGCCCTTGGATTTTCATAACGCCAGCTCTTTTGAGCTTCAGTAAATTCAGTTTACCATTAAAATTTGTCATATTGTATATTTTTTTAAAAACATAGCCCCAAGGGAGGGAATCGAACCCTCGCCAACCTCCGCTTATTAAGAACTGCTTATTACGGAGTATCTTCGCATATACCCATAGAATAAAATGCAATAACCACACCTCCTTTCATTGTAAGGATTTGATAAGAATTTGGTATCACTACCATACAGTTCACGCACCCTGTGCGATTGGTATTCCTTGAGAGGTAAAAATGCCCCACCGCCGCAGGGCTACTTAGCGAACATTTTAATATTCTAACTAAAACAAATTATGAACTTGCCTCACGGCAATATATCATTATAAACTGAGAAAATAATCTATAAATAAAGAGCCGACACCTCACGGCGGCTTAATGGCTCTTTAAAATCGACTTTTATATGACTTCAATATTCAATCTTATGTAGTTATATTTTAAATCAACTTATTCTGAATGAAGCTACTCATTGCCAAGTTCTGTGAAAGAATCATTGGCTGGTCGAGCTGAGTTGACTTATACATATCGGTAGCCGCATTGTACAAATCCCAAGCGGTAACCATATTGCGCTCGTAGTAGGCAATCATCATTTTCTCGGTCAAGCGACCAATCTGTGCCTGATTGAGAGGAATGACCTGAGGGTTGCGAATGCCTTTGTATTTCGTTTCAGCAGCAACACGGAGCGAGGTCAGCATACCGATGATGGTGAACATCTCCTGTGCCTTAATCTCACGATTCTTCATGCGCTCAATCACCTCATCGCTTACATCTATGATGCCTCTCAGATTAGCGAGCCAAGCATCAGCACGTTCAAGAAGTTCATCAAGCTTAAATGCTTGTCTGCCACTATTGAGGTCTGAATAGGTGGCAGCATAATGCTCGGCACTAAGCATACACTGATTATGACAGATAACTACGTTTCTACCAATACCTAACTGAATACCCTTCTGATGAAACGATACCGCCATATTGGTTGTAATCTCATCGTTACCATCACCCTTATCGAGGTCACGCAAGCGGATATTACAGAATACTCGGCGAAGGATATGAGCCTCTACTGCTCTATCTCCCATTATTGCTTCCTTCTCAGGCAGACGAGTAACACCAGGAGTGTTGCGGTCTTTATTGTTGGCAGCAAATAAGTCGTAAATCTCAGCCTTATAGCCGTGCTTCTCGCACAAGTCTTCCACCTGATGAATGAGGTCAAAATGATAGATGCCCTTCAAAGGTTTTCCGTACACATCATTCTCTTTCTCGGTACGTTCAAGCTGGTCGATTGTCAGAATCTGTACCTTAGATGTCTCAAAATCCAAGAACTGATTCATATTATCGCTCTTCAACTCTGGCTGCTTTGCAACCGCTACCTCTGCTACCTTTGGCTGTGCCATCAAATTCATTGCCATTGTGTTCATGGTTGTATCTCCTATTTTTAATACATTAAACAAAATAATTATTACTATATATACTATTAATCTTCAATATCATTAAGAACCTCCATGTGTTGCGTTTCTCCTACCAACTCAACATTCTGCGAAAGGTTCTTTGTGTTAAGGAATACCCATTTAGGTATGATGCAAAGATTGTAGTTATCACTAATTGCATCCTTCTTGATAATTAACTTTGACTTTGGTACGAATACCTTAGTCTTACCTTCTTTGCCTTCAAAGAGAAAAATCTGAGCATTCCTTGACTGCTCCATCATTTTATCCTTGCGACAACGGAATTTAACTAATGTAGTTACTATTTCCATACACACCTCCTTTTAACAATATGCAAAACAGACGAATACGTAGAATACAAGCATTGAAATTACCGAATAGGCAAACCATTCTACTGCTTCTTTAACGCTGTCAAATTTTGAATTCATTTTCTTAATCTTTTTCATTTTCGTATCTCCTATTTTTTTTAAACATTAATATTTTACACCTTATTATATTAGCATCAAAAGCTATTTTATTAACTTTGATACCGCAAAATTAATAATTTCTTTTCATTCTACCAAAATTTTTATTAGTGTTTTAATAATCATTATTAATTTTCCATTAACTTTTAAGAGATTTTAAAACAGAATATGAATAATTCTTTTTAATTTTGCGGCGTGAAAGGGAAGTGCTATTCCCGTTTCCATGCTCACCCTATAAACGAGGTAAGCAAAAAACTCCGTACGGCTTCAAAGCATGAGATATTGATACCCAATTAACACAAGTGAAAGGGTTTAAGATATACAATAAGGTTTACGTTTGCATGTGTACGGGTGCATTCGTAAGCCTTTATTTTTTTAAATAATTTAAAATGATACGTAATTTAAGAAATAGCATAGCAATACAGATGTTCGGGGATAAAAAGTTCCTGAAAGCTATTGCTTTTATCTTATTGTATCATGAAATTACCAACTCTAACATCTGTAAGAATTATAGCGTAAACAAGTTAAGTAACCTTACTGGCGTTCACGCTTCTACAATAAAAAACAGGTTACAAACATTAAAGCAAAGGAATCTCGCTAAGATAAATACTGGCACACTTATATTTTTATCCATTACATCTAAGCACAATGATAGAAATAAGAAATTAAACAATTTTTCATTTAGTAGCTTGATAGAGATTGAAAAGTCTCTCTTCGCTCTTCTTGTATGTATATTGCAAGAAAGAAAAGATTTTATCCACCGTGCATTTCTCGATGCCAAGTACTCTGTAGATTATAAAACGGTCAAAAGAGCAAAAGCGATGATTAGGAAGTACGCAAGGGGTGAAAGATTTTCAGAAAAAGGTATATCATATAAGAAAATAGCTAAGAAGCTTGGAGTTTCAATAAAATCAGCTTTTGATTATGTCAAATTTGCCATAGAGCACAGTTTTCTTTTTAAGGAAACCCATTTTAAGCGAGTTTTTTATAAATATGTTAATTGTTATCCTATTAAAGGATATACATTTACTACGCAACACTTCGCATACAAGGTGGGGGCTAATACCTATGTAGTTACGGGGACTTCGTCCCCTTACTATAAGTATATAAATAATAGGAAGAAAGCTGCTTAGGTCGCTTCGCTCTATAACTTGGTATATATAGATTATAAAAATTATAAAACGCCTAAAAGGTACAAAAAATAGGAGATATGAATATGACTACAGCAATAGAAAACTATATTAATTCATCATGTGAGTGCAATGTTTATGACTGCTATACGGATGGTAGTTGCAATAATTTATCACCCAACAAAGAAGGCGGTGCGGCATATCTTATACTTCTAAACGGAGAAGAAATTGTGCGCAAAAGCAAAGCTCTTATTCATACAACAAACAATAGGGCTGAAATGTTGGCTATTATTAGTGCCGTTAAACGCTGCCCTATTGGTGCTGATATTATCATACATACCGATTCTAAGTATGCCATCTTTTCTTTTATACAAAGAAAAAAGATTACCGAAAGGGTAAAGAATAGCGACCTTATTCATCTTTACAGAAGAGAAGCTGCACAGAAGAAAGTAACTTTTGAATGGGTAAAAGGACATAACGGAGATAAGTATAATGAAATTGTTGACGCTATGGCTAACGGAGAATACAACAAAATGAAGGAAAATTTAAAAATATAAAAGTATGAAAAATGAAACGAAATTAAAGAAGTTGATGGGTTGGCTGGATAAGAATAATATCGAGTATAGATGTCCATCAGGAGAAATGAGTAAATATAAAAGAAGAAAACGCAGCGACCTTTTCATTCCTAAGTTTGTAATATCTGTAAGAATTGACGATGATTATACGCAGAAATGGTACAGAACGCATTATAACAGGAATCCAGTTGTAATTCGTGATACTGACACACCGAAATTTCTGATAGAGAAAATACAAAACACTATCACAAGGGTTATGGTCAATCAGTAAAAGCATTATATTAGAGAACAGGATAGAAAGAAAATAAAACTAAAAAGATAGCAATATATGGAAAGACTTAGTTTTAAGTTAGAGTTTGCTGATAATGGAGTTGTTGTCACGGATAACAACAAGGATTTCGTAAACGTTTACGAAGAGAACGAACGTGGCGATTCTTCTGAATATACGAGAAGAGCTATCAGTGACTCTATAGCAGATACGATTGCTCATTTATTGCTTTATGGTTCTGATAGATTAGAACCAAAGTCGATTTATAAAATTAAAATAGAGATAAGATGATTTTTTTAAAAAAGAAAGAAAAGAAGCCGAATACGGCAGTTAAATATGAGGTACGTGAGTTTATTCACGGTGGTATTGAGTATATTACAGATTGTCCTTTCGGCGAATGTGGGCGATATACGCACGCCATAAATAAGGTTGGGGCACTTGAATGCAATATCTGTTGCTATCAGAAGAAAAATAAGACAGAAGAAGGGATTGTAAGATGCTCGCACCCTATTGAGCAGTAAACCAAGGTTAATGAACTTTAAAAAAAATAAAGTTATGATAGAATCAATGAAGATACGTAAAGGATTGATTTTTATTTTTTCCAAAAAAGATGCGGTAGCTTTACATATCAACACAGATAAGTATTTACTAAAATTTAAAGTTATTAGTGTTGAGAAAAAAGAAGTAAAATGCCTAATCTACGGGGTAGATAATGAAGAATCCGAAGATATAGCAGTATTCGATTTTGAGTATGTGAGCAGATATGGCAATAGTTACAACGCAGAGCAGCCAAAGAGTGAAGCGGTTAATCATCCAAATCATTACGCTTGGTTAAAAGAACTTTGCGGCATAGAGCCGATTGATATTTGCCGCCACCTTGATTTTAACTGCGGCTCGGCTATCAAGTATATCTTACGCAAGAAAAAGAAGGAAATGAACCTTTCAGAGCGAGAACAGAGAGTGCAGAATTTGAGCAAAGCAATCTTCTATCTACAGGATGAGATTGATACGATAAAGAAGAGTAAATGACATACTCGAAGGCTTTAATCAGACAAATTCGCTGCGACCTCCTTTCACATACAACCGATGCGGAGAAGGCTGCGGCGAAAATATGCACTCGTTTAGGATATAAGGTGATACCACAACAACCGATAGCCACGGGCAGAAAGCTATACTTCGCAGATATATATCTGCCCGAGATAAAATTGATTATAGAGGTAGATGGTGGCTATCATTTTACTAAAGACCAAAAGCGCAAGGATGGTAACCGCTCATCTGGTATATGGCGACTCGGGTATCATGTAGTAAGATTGAATAATCACGATGCAAGGAACCCGAAGAAAGTAAAAGCAAAGATAGACATTATATTACATAAGGCAAAATAGCTGATAATTTCGGTTATTTTGCCTTTTCTTTTTTATTTTAATTATCTATTCATTTATTAAAAGAAAGTCACTTAGACCGCAAGAAAATCGCCTAAAATCGCATTTGTTTACACAGCTACTAATAATTTCTATTCATTATTTATTAGAAATATTAATTTTGCAAGCAGAATCATTTTTAAGTATAACGTTTTAACAGGAAATTACTATGACAATAAAAGACAGAGTGCTTACTTCTGCCAAAACATCATTTGCAAAGTATGGTTTGAAGAAGGATGAACTTTCAAAGCTGGTTGACCTGATTATTGCAAGTCGTGGTCTAACAGATGAGTCAAAGGACGAGAATGTAACGAGTGCTATCACGGCAGTTGAACCTTATGTTGGTATGATGCAATCATCATTCAATCGTGCGGTCAGCGAAACAACGAAGAAATTCGATGGCTGGATTGACCCTAACGATCCTAACAATAAGCCTACTCCGCCAGTTCCTCCTACACCTCCAGTACCTCCAACAGGGCTTACACAAGAGCAAGTTCAGCAGATGATTGCCGAAGCAAGTGCAAATAATCAGAAAGCTATTTCTGATGCCGTAGCACAAGCTCTCGCTCCTTACAAGGAAAGAGAAGAAAAGGCACGTTTGACGAGTCTTTTGCAAGGCAACGAAAAACTGAAGGACATTCCTGAAGTATTCCGTACACGTTATCAGCTCGACAAGGAGGAAAATCTCGATGCTACAGTACAGAAGATTACTGACGAGTGGACGACACTTAAACAAGGGCTTGTGTCAAGTGGTCAGTACGTGGAAGCACCGAAAGCAACCTCTAAGGCAGATGAGCAGAATGATTTTATCAAGGCAATGCAAGGCTACTCTGAGCGAAATGCTCCGAAACCAGAGTAACCCTTACTGCCTTAAAGAAACATTTTATCGAACCTTTTAAAAAAAGAAAAAATGTCAAACAAAGGCTATTTTATGAAGAAAAGCAAGCCTGCTGATATTAAGGAAGCAGTATGGCTTGAAGAACAATGCCTTCGCCGTCAAGGTGGTTATAATCTTGACCAGTCTAACCTTCCTGCATTACTCAAATGGTTACCAAAGGGTACTGTATTGAAGCTTACTTCTGACGGTAATGCTATTGCCGTTAAAACGGCACGAGTGACAGAAAAGGCAGAGAAGAGTGCAACGACCTTGAAGATTGCGAGCGGTTCTCTGTTCGCCATTGGTGATAAGATTGCTGGCGCAACTATCTCTGCGATTACATCGGAAAGCGGCATTGATACTTTGACTATTTCTGCACTCGAAAACGCTGTTGAGGCAAAGGCTGTTGTTTCAGATTATGATAAGACCAAGGATGTCCTTCTTGGCTTCTCGTATGATACTCTGGACTTGGATAAGGATGCTTCTATTCCAGCAACTCCTACCTTACAGGTAATGGAGGTTGAGGAAGATTCGCTCCCATACCCTATCAATGAAGAGATTAAGTTAGGTATCAACGCTGTTGGTATCGCTTTGTTCAAAATTCAGTAACCTATAAAGTGGAGATTTTGAGATATGAATAGTATTTTGAAGAGTCTGCAAGACCCTCTGTCTTTTCAGACTTACATCGATGAAAACATGAAAACTTCCACTTACAAGGCTTTGTGGAAGAACGAGATTAAGCAGGTTGATTTCTGCGCTGCGAAATCTTATAACGAGAACCTCGCTGAGTATAACGCTGCGATGGTTGCATCTGTAGTTGCCAAGAACGCCGAACGTCCTTTGCATCAGTTGCCTGACTTTGGTCAGCTTACTGGTTCTATCGGTCGTATGGCTGACGAATGGGAACTTGATAATGATTATCTTGACCAGTTGCACCTTTTGGAGGGTAAGTATAATGATATCAAAGGTCGTGGTAATTATACGCAGTCGCAGCTTAATGCGGCTTATGATCAGTTGATTTCATTCTCTTTCCGTCCAATGGAGAGAGCTGTCATTGCTCCGCATAAGCGTTTGGATATGCTCTATTTTGAGGGTCTGTACAAGGGTACTCAGACTGTATCACGCAGCAATAACAAGAAGGCGAATGTATCTTACACCTTCAATCTTGACACCAAGAAGATTAAAACAAGTGTCAACTGGGGAGCAGAGAACGCAGCTCCATTCAAGGATATTAAATCTTTGAAGGATGAGGCAAAGAAGAAGGGTCGTAAGATTCTCAAACTCCGTATGTCAGAGAATACATTCTACGCAATGTGTCAGGCAAAGGAGATTAAGGACACCTTCAAGCTGAACCTTGGCGCGGTTCAGATTAACCCTGCTGTTCCTCTTATCACCGTTGAGCACATGAATACATATCTGCGTTCCATCTTGCTGCCAACCATCGTTATTGACGAAGACCAGTTCGTTACTCTCGCTGATGGCACGAACGTGAACCTCATCCCTGATAATCGTGTTGTCGCCCAGTGTGCTGAGACTGTCGCTGTAATGAAGGAGGCAGAAGGCTTGGAGTCAGTCGACCCACTGCCTAACGTATCCTATGCCAACCATGACGGTAACCTTGTCGGTTACTGGCGTGATAAGACTGGCTATCATATCACTACTGATATGTGGGCGCAGCCAGTTTTCAATGGCGTTAACGACTACTATATCCTCGAGGTTGGCGATTAATCGCCACCTTGATGGAACTATGTAATAAGTAAATATTATCTTCTTCTTATATTGATATAACAAGGAAAGTATGACAATTTCAGAAGCCATAGCAAGCGAGATTCAGCCATATTCTACATCAGACGAGGCTATTGAAAAGATGTTCATCGATGCTGCCGACAAGTTCGGTGTAACGGCATCTGTTGGCGACGAATATTCCGTAGGAATGAAAAAACCTGTCGCATACAGTGCAATGCGCATACTTTACAAAATGAAAACCCTCTCAAATGAGAATATCGGAGGCATATCGCAAAGCTATAAGGATAAAAACTCCGTTATAGACGATATGATTAAATCTATTGCTAAGGATGCTGGATTGGACGCTTCCCTTGTTATTGATAATAACTCTGATGGTTTTGGGGTTACGAGTGCAAAAGTTTGGTAAAGGAGGGATGATGTATGAATTTTGAAGATTCGCTTAAAATCGGTGCAAATGTCTATGATATTGGTTATGCAGAAATTGGTGGGAAGTATTATTCTTTAAACGATGATGGTACACTAAACCTTTCTGATAACGCAAATGAGGCATTAAAATCAGGCTTCGATGAAGAGGGAAATCCTCTAACACCAGAGGCGTTTATCTTTATCGATTTCGGAAAGTGCGTTATTCTACCTAACACCAAGGCGAGTGTTATTACTTTGGTAGATGGTCAGAAATACACATATATGTATGAGATATACGCTCCGCTCAGCAAAACAAAATACCCACTCATCCCGAAAGAAGGCGACAAGGTGTATATAACTAAGAAGGATGGCACTATTGATAAGGAAATGGAGGTTAAAGGCTTTGTTACTTACAAGAAACGCTATCTCAAAATCTGGCTTTAAAAAATGGCAAACGTCAAATTGCAAATAAGAGGTCGTGAGGCTTTACAACAGAAGTTAAACGAAAAAAGAGAACAACTCATCAAAGTTCTTAATGTGCGTTTGATGCAACTTGCCGAAGAAGCGGTTACCTATTCCAAGGATAACAAAGGTTATCAGGATAGGACGGCTAACTTAAAAAACTCAATATCTTTCGCTTTATATTTAGATGGCGAAATCGTTACATCTAAAATAGGCGCGATACCTAAAGCGGAAGAAGTCGTAGGAGGACAGGATGCGGTAGGAGAAGCATTACAAAACTATGCACAGCAAGAGGGCGTCGTTGCACCTAAAGGCTATTCTCTTATCATTGTGGCTGGCATGAACTACGGCAAGTATGTTGAGGATAAAGGCTATAATGTTCTGCACCTTACAAAGTATTATCTTAGGAGTGAAATGAAGAAGATTTTTGAAGAAGTTATTGAAATGATTAAAGGCGTATAGTAAGATGAAACTCGGAGACGAAGCGGTAAGCGCATTATATATATATCTTAACAAGAACATCAAGGCTATTGGTATCAAAGAAGGGCGTATCTTCAAGTATGAGATACCTGATGATTTGCCCACTGGCGATTATATTGCCATTAATCATCTGCCGTTTGTAAATAGCGAGGTTATCAATGAGGGAGTAGTGAATATGAATATCCATTGCCCCAAAACCTCTAAAAACCTCCCTGATACGAAACGACTGGTTGATATAGAGAAAAAAGTCCTTGCACTTGTTATGGATGGTATCTATCTCGATGGCTGCTACTTTGCTCTTTTCAGCGATTCTCGTCCGACAAGAGATAACGATGGTACTTATTACATTAATTTAAAATTTACAGTAACGTATAACAATTTAAAAGAATAAAGCTATGAAGAATGGTGTATATGGATTGGAGAGTTTCTCCTTTGCCGACTGTGTAGAAAACGGCGGCTATCCAACCTCATGGAGCGATAAGATTAAGGCTGTCGTATCTGGTAGCCTTACCTTTAATGACCAGGCAGCGCAGACAAGCGATGTGGAAATTGAGGATTCAGACGAACCTTACGCAACGCTTAAAACCTCTGCGTCAACCAAGGGTTTCACGCTGCAAACCTACGACCTTTCTGAGGAGAATTTTACAAAACTCCTCAACTATACAAAGGATGAAGGTGTTGGTGGAAAGAATGCATGGTATAACGAACTTCCGCAGGAAATAGAGGTTCACAAAGCAGTTCAGATTGTTACAAAGAAGCTGGATGATATCCCTTCTAAGACCTTCCAGTGGTCAAAGATGAAGCTGACTATCACACGCAGCGGCTCTATTGGAAAGGGTGGTTTGCCTAATCTTAACATCGAATTCCGTCAGATGGCGGTATTTGACGCTAAGGGCGAACCAAAGAGCGGTCATCGATGGATTCTTACTAATAATATCAGCGAAGGCTAAACAAATGTGTCATTCATTATAATTAATTAAACATCAACTAAGAGCGGTGAGGTAAGGGAACTTTCCCAAGCCGCACCGCTTTTTCTATGTGTTATAAAACATATTAACAATATGAGAACAACAGAAAAGGAAAAGGTTACAAAAACGCTTGCCGAAGCATCTGTAAAGATTAAGGTTGGTAAGTTTTACTTTAAAGTGAAGCCTCTCACCTTTATGCAGATTTATGAAATGGGTGTCTTTGCAAATGATATTAAAGACCCTACTTGGAAAGAAGGCGATAAGCTCAATATTGTGGCATTATTGCTAAAACACTCTGATAGCGCAAGGCTTATGAGCGAAATCTTTATCGTCTGTGCTTTCCGCAAGAGTTGGGCACGCAGAATATTCGGACGATATATTCGCAAGCATCTTGATATTATAGCATTCAATGAGCTTATAAAATTCATCAGCACCTCTTTTAATGCAAATTTTTTCTTAACCTCTATCACTTTCCTGACCCAAACGAAGATAATGACGGAGAAGAAAACGACTCTCCGTGGGCAGTCATCGGAGGCGTAATGAAATACTTCCGTATGAGTTACGAAGAGGTCGTATTTAATCGCTCATACATTAACATAATGCTGCTTAATCGCTCTATCCCTACGTTTAATACTAAAAAGGATAAAGGTGGTGCAGATGATAGCATAAATAACAGAAAATATACACAGAAAGAACATCATGATATAGAAAAAGTACAACACGCTAATGATTTCTTTATGGGTATGATGTAAAACTTATAAACCTTTATTATTATGACAGAAGATATACTTGGTATCAGCGGACAGATGGATATCTCTGATATTCAGGCTTCGATAGACAAACTCTGTGATGGTTTAAATCGTGTCGGCGCAGATACAGATGCTTTATCGCAAAGAATGACTAAAGCATTGAATGATATAGCAAATTCAAACGGAGACCTTGCGTCTAAAACAACGCAAGCCATGCAGACTTTGAAATCTGCTATGGATGAAGCAGCAAAAGAGCTTGATGTCGTACCATCGATGATTGATAATGCGAACAAACGTGTAGAGACTATCGAGGGAACGATAGATAAGCTTAATGAAAAATTAGCAGAGACAGAAAAAGGTTCTGATGCGTTTAATTCAATAACCAAGCAGATTGATGCACAGAAACAGTCTTTGCAGCTTGCAAAAGAAGATGTTGTAGAGCTTACTCGTTCTTACGAAAATGTAAAGAACTCTATATCAGAAGTAAATGGTGCGTATCAAACGCTTAATGCTTTATCTATTGCGAGTACTACAACAAACGGAGCGCAATCTACATCGAATATCGCTGTCGGCGTTAGTGCAACGGCAGCAGCAACCGCAACAACTGCTGAGGCGGCTGCTCATACAGCAAACTCTGCGGCTGCTCTAAAAAATGCCGAGGCAGAAAATCAAAATGTACAGGCGACACAGCAACTTACGGCTGCTTTGCAAGAGTACATGTCTATATCTTCTGGTCGTGCCGAGATTGAAAGAATGCAAGCCGAAAGTACTAAAGAATTGAATGCAGATATAAAGATGTACGAAGAGTCCATTAAGGAGATACAGACAATTCTTGATACTACGGATTTTAGCAAAAAGATAGAAGAAGCTACTGCAAAGATAGAAGAACAGAAAGCTAAATTGGAGCAGTATAAGGAGGCTTTAGCAAACCTTTCTAAAGAGGATAATGAAACAGGAAATGGAGCGAACTATTATAATAAGCTTATAGATGACTCTCAACAGAAAATAGAGCAATTACAAACAAAGATTAGCGAATGGAGTAATGAACAGAAACGCTTAAATGCGGATGCACAAGAATACAACACACTCCTTGAAGCTGCCAAGAAAATACAAGCTGGAGAAAAAATTGCTGATGGTTTTAAGAAAGCTACAGAAGAAGCAAAAAAAACGGCAAAGGAAACAGAGGAAGTTGGAAAATCTGCTGATGATGCGGCTAAGAAGGTGGGTGGTATCTTCTCTAAGTTTAAAAATACTCTTGGTGGAGCTTTAAAAGGTAATTTCTCTGGTCTTTTTTCTATTTTTGGAAAAATTGGTGTATGGGGAGCAGCACTTGCAGCTGTAGGAAAAGGCATCTACGAGCTGACTATCCGTGCCGAAGAGTTCAGAAACGCCTTACAACCTCTCTCACACTATCTTGATGAAAGCAATTTGCAAGCGGTAAGGCAGAATATTCTTGCTTTATCAGACGAGACCGCCAAATCGGTATCTGATATGGCAGCAGCAGCAACTCAGTTCGTAAAGGTATGGGATAGTTTAAGAGATTCGCCAGAGGCTCTTACAACAATGATTAAAAGCTCTAATGAGTTTGGCGCATTGTCAGGAAAGACATCAGAGGAAGGAGCGAAGTTTCTCTCTAATCTTGCTTCCGAATATCACATGACGGCGCAAGAGGCTACTGAGGCATCAGCTATGATTGCAACAGCAGCTCATAACTCAACAAGTAGCTTCGGTGAAATGGCTGATGCTATTTCAAGTGCAGGCTCTTCTGCTGCTCTATACGGCGTTTCTTTCAAAGAAATGGCTACTCTTATCGGTTATTCCAGCAATCAGTTTGGCGGTGCACAAAAGTCCGCATCAAAATTCTCAATGCTCCTTATGAGTATGAGTAAATTGCAAGATAAATACAATCCTTCTGTTGTCGGAATGATAACTGCTTTGCAGAACTTGAAAGAAGCTTATGATAACGGAGAACACGTTGAGAATAATTTCATGGCTCGCCAGCGTAGTATTGCTATGTACTTTATTAAGAATGCTGATGCTATTGCTAAGTATAATAAAGGAATAGATAGTAATACTGCTAAACAGGAACTTCTGAACGATATTAACGCTCGAGCATCTGTAAATGTTGCGAAGTTGCAAAACGCATGGGATGGTTTTCTTACTGCGGTTAACGCTAACCTTACACCAACTCTTACGAGAATACTTAATTTCTTTGCAAAGATTATAGGTGGCGCTCAAAAAACAGCCGATGAATTGAACTATTTGAAGAATTTCGACAATATCCATAAAGGAGCAAAGCGTGGTATGCAATATACCGAATCCGTTACAAGCGGTTGGACGGCTGGGTTCCAGGAATCTGCTATTGCTAACATGGGAGCAAGGCAACAATATAATTTAAGCAAGGAGGATGGATTAAAGCAATATCGGAAGCAGAGAGATAGATTAAAGAGAATCTATCAGCAAGGTTTGAAAAATGCACAAAATACTTGGAAGAATGCAAGTTCTAACGCTTACGCTAAAAGTGCAGGTAATTTTGCGCTTCAATACTATAACAAAAATCGTTCTTCTTTTTCTGAGTTTACACCTCAGATGTTTAATAATTTCTTACGTAATCAACGAAATTCTACAATTTCATTGCTTCAAAAGCCAATTAACTCAAATACAAATCTTGGAGGAAATGGTTATGTTCCTAAACCCAAAAAAGATAATTCTGCTGACCAGCAACGAAACTATCGTGAGCAACTTGCTGAGCAACAGGCAAAACAACTTGCCGACGATAAGAAAATCGAGTGGAAACTCTATGTTGCCGAGCAAGAGGAAGGTATTGCAAAAGAACATGATGCAAACGAGAAGGAGTTAAAGCAGAGAAAGCTTGATTTTGAGAAAAAGAAACATCAGATTGAAGAAGAAGCCGAATCTCTTAGACAGAAGAATATTCAGATTGCAAAGGCAGAATATAGCAAGAACCCTGCAAATAAGAAAAAAGAAGGTTTCTATGCAAGCGGTTTGGATAAAGGGGTTAAATTGACAGACGAACAGCAACAGCTCATTGATACAAAGATGAGTACATTAAATGCACAACAAGATGAGGATAATAAAAAGCGACTTGCGGCACAATTACAATCTCTCTATGACTATCTAAAAGAGTATGGTACAGTACAAGAGCAACGTTATGCTATCGCTAAAGAATACGACGAGAAGATTTTGCAAACTGCTGATGAGAATCAGAAGAAAATACTTCAAAAGCAGAAAGAAGCTGCGCTTGCGCAGACTGATGCAAAGAAACTTGCTATGGGTATTGATTGGGGGGCTTCTTTTGAAGGGGTCGGGAACGTATTAAAAGACCTTGCTAAAGATACTTTATCAAAGGTCGAGGAGTATATGAAAACCTCCGAATTTAAGCAATCAAATGCATCAGATAAAAAAGCATACGTTGAGTTAAGAGATAAACTTCGCTCTGAAACGGAAGATAAAGGCTCTTTCAATTTTGGTAAATGGGATGATGTCGCCAACGATGTACGAGCATATCAGAATAGTGTTAAGTGGCTACAAAAGGCAACAAAGGCACATGATGACGCTATCGCAGACAGAGATAAGGCTGAGAAAGAAATAAAGAATGCTATATCCGATAAAGCACAAGAAATTGCTAAATTAAAATTTGAAAAAGCAAACGAGAGGGTAAGAGAAACTGGGCAGGAGCAGACTGATGCAGAAAATAACGTTCAGGGTGCGCAGCAAAGTCTGACAGATTCAACAGACGAGGCTACTAAAGGATTGCGTAATTTCCAAGAAATGCTCGGTGAGATAACAAGCGGCTCTTTGTCTGGTTTTGCAAAAGGTATTGGAACTTTAATTAATAACATTGCAGGCAAATCTACTGCTGTCGGCGATGCTTTACAGGGACTTGGAGGTAAAGTCGGCGGTCTGGTTGGTGCAATATTGCAATTAATTGATGCCATTGGCGACGACCCAACAGGATTTATTGATAATCTTTTCGATAAAATCACGAAAGTTATAGAAAATGTACTCTCTCAACTTCCGCAAATTGTATGGTCAGCACTTAAAGGTATTGGGGGTATTATAGGCGGCATTGTTAAAGGTGTTGGAAATCTTTTTACAGGGGGTGCTATTGATAAATGGTTCGGCGGTAATGGTAAAAAGGTAAATGATTCGATAAATAATTTAACAGAAAGTAATAATCGCTTACTAAAGTCTATTGATAAGCTAAAAGATACAATGTCGGGCACATACGGCAAAGAGTCAACAAAGGCTTACAAGGAAGCCATTAACCAACAGAAAACTTACAATTCCAATGTAATGGAGATTGCAAAGCAGCAGATGAACTATTGGGGTAGTCATCATTCTTGGAATAGTTATTGGCGAGGTTTTAACAATGAACAGATGAATCGAATCCGTCAGAACGTAAAGAGCGACTTTAACGGAGAAATAACATCTCTTACTCCTGAAGAAATGAAAAAGCTCTTATCTGACCAAGATTTAGTAGATACTATCCGCAAGACAGGCAAGATATATAAAGGTCGTTCTGCTTACGGAGAGAGTGTTCTTAATAAGCTCGAAGATTATGCTGACCTTGCAGGTAACCTCGATGAGCTTACAGAAAAATGGCAAGAATCTATCACTCAAATTTCATTTGATAGTATGAAGGATAACTTCATTAGTAATCTTATGGATATGGATAAAGCTGCTTCTGATTTTGCCGATGATTTCAAAGAAGATATGCAAAGAGCATTACTTAGCTATTCAATGGAGGATTTAATAAATGGCGACCTTAAAAAACTATACGAAGAATGGGCAAAGAAGATTGACGAAAAAGAAGGCAAATTCAGTTCACAGGATGTTGAGGATTTTCAGGCGCGATATCAAAAGATAGTTGATGAAGGTTTGAAGAGACGTGATGAAATCGCAAAGATTACTGGCTATACTGGCGAAAGCTCTCAGTCTCAACAGACAGCAACGGGCAAGGGTATCGAAGCTATCACCGCAGACCAAGCGAGCAGCCTTATCGGTATCGGCTATGCTGTTCAGTCTGCTATCGAGGTGGGTAATGAGACAAGAAAGCAAATATCTGTTGATATTTCTTCTTTGTGTATCTTCGCAGAACAGACAGCAAATAATATCTCAGAAATGAGAGATATTCAGTATCAGGGGCTGGAGCAACTGGAGGCGATAAATAAGAATACTGCACCAATTATTCTTATTCGTGAAGATATTGCAAGTATGTATAAATTAATGAAGGAAAATTATTAAAGCATGAAGAATCAGGCATTTATAAAGATGGTTGGCGAGGCTGATACAGCCTACGCTGACCTTGATACTTTCGGAGTAACGCTCATTAAAGGATGGAGAGAGGCATTATTAACTCCGACATCCGTAAAAAGCTATGTAACGAATGATAGCAGATTGGAACATGGAGAAAGCATTATTGCTACGAAAAAGTATGCAAAGAAAGCAAAACGTGATGTAAGTATATCTTTTTTCTTGGAAGGTTCTTCGGAAGAGGATTATCTCGCCAAATACGAAACTTTCCTTAATACAATTGCATATTCGGGGCAATTTTGCCTAAAAGTTCCCTGCTTAAAGAGGGTTTTTAAACTTGTTTATTCGCAATGCTCACAATTTGGTGATTATGGATTAAAAAAAGGTAAATTTGTACTTAAATTAACAGAGTCTAATCCAAATGATAGAGAAATGTTATGATTAATATCTATGATGTGAACGGTAAAGTGCTTATGCAAGCAGAGATAACCAGCTCGGCTATTAGAGAGGAAGAATTATCTAAATCAGATTATATCTCCCTCTCGTGGAATAGCGCTGAGAAGGTTATCCTACCTGCTGGAGCATACATTGTACATACATACAAAATTGATAAAGTAAGAGAAGTTACCCGTCAGTTTCTTCTCTTGGAATCTTACGAGCCTACGCAGAGCGACGAAATGTCTTGGAAATATACGCCAGAGTTTCAGCACCCAAAGATGGTTCTTTCTAAAATTCCTTTCTTTATTCGTACAAGAAACTCAAAGAATGAAGTTATAAAACAATACAACTTCGATTTCTGCGGAACAATGGTTACGATAGCCGATAAGCTCAAAGATTTTTTAAATAATGAACTTAAATTCGGTAACGCTGGATGGTTAATTAATTACGATACAGCTAATACGAATGCTATTAACGTGTCCTTTAGTGATAACGATTTTATATCAGCACTTACAGCTATCACAAATGCTATCGGAGATAATTGTGAGTGGCATATTGATTACGATAACGAAACTATACATATCGGTAATGTGCTTCGTGATGATTTACCTATCGTTACATTAAAGGTCGGAGAAAATGTAAGTATTCCTTCTATTAATAATAGCAAGGAGGATTACTATAACGCCTTTGCTGTATTTGGTGGCACTCGCAATATTACACAAGTTAACGATAAGGGAGAGAATATTTCTTCTTCGGATATAAAATTACAACTATCTAAAGGTAGTGGGATAACGGAGATTGACGGAAAGAAGCTTTCTTATTCTATTGACGAGTTCTCTACTATCGATATGCGGCAGAACAAAAATGAGCAGCTTTTTACTAAGATACTCAATTTTGCTCAGATATTCCCTTCGCTTAATACTTATGTGTATAATGTGCGAGGAAGGGAAAAATATGTGTTACAAGATGGAAATAAAATACCTCTTACGTATAATGCTGACGGGTCGGTAAAGACATATAAAACGTTTACAGTTTGGTATATACGCTTGGCTTATCCAACTACCGAAAAGATAGCAAGCAAGAAGCTTATTAATACAACTGTTGATAATGGTGTTACTCATTATTGGTACGACTTTGAGGTAACCGATGATTTGCTTATTAATGGCAAGAATATCGGATGCTCCTTTGAGGCGAATTTTAACGAAGGAGCATTATCTACTCCCCTTGCAGGTCGTGGCACTAACGGTGATTATGTAGGCTTTGAACTTACATATCACAAAGAAGCGTCATCTACTCATACGACAGACGATGTTGATAGCTCTAATTTTACAGTTTTGGCTGGTGATTTTGAGATTATCTATCAGGAGGATAATGACCTTATCATACCTACGAATGCAAAAGATATGATAATTCCGAAAGGCGAAAGTCTGCCATCTTACAAGTGTAATATTACTGTGCTTTACAACATCGCAATGGCAGAGAGTATCTATAAAAAAGATGCGCAAAAAAGGCTTTTAGATGCTGCAATGAAGGAAATAAAAAGGTTGCTTTCCGACTTGAATAACTATTCAGTTAAGTCTTATCCGCAAGTATTTGAAGCAAAGAATCCATGCTTACAGATTGGTCAGAAGGTTGTATATGATGACGGAAACGGCTATCAGCTTGATACTCGTGTTCAAAAGATTAGCACAAATATCGATTTTGAATTTGTGCAAGAAATCACGATAGGAAATGAAGTTATCAAGGGTAATACGGCACAGCTTAGAGAAGATGTAAAGGAGATAATTGCATCAGGTGGCTCTGGTTCAGGGGGCGGTGGAAATTATACAACCTCGCAATTAAGGAATCTTATCAGTAAATATGGTATTGGTTATTTCGTTTCAAAGCTGTTTGATGATACGGTAAAATGTACTATTACTTTTGAAAAGGTACAATTATTCCTTAAAGGTCTTTTCTTTGGTCAAGGGTACGGATTTAGCGAAAGAGGTCAGGGAATAATAAAAGAACTTACTTCTGACGGATTCAACTCTGCATTACAACAGGGTTTCGGTATCAAGTCAGACGATAATGGCAGATACTCTCTCAGTATTACAGACCTCATTGTATGGGGAAAGGCTGTCTTTAATGAGCTGGAGATAAGGAAGGTATCTTACGCTGGCGGTAATGTCTATCTCTCTGGTGCTGGAAGTAAGCTTGTGAAGGTTGTGCCAGTTGTCTATAATAGCGAGGTTGGCGAATATTCCATATCTACAGACGAAGAGTGCGATGGCTGGAAATGCTATATCCTTGCTGATGATGGAACAATGGCTACACAGAACTTGTGGGTAGTCGGTGACCAAGCAAGATGTCAGACCTTTAATATTAAGCCTGGAGCTTACGACAACGCATCTAATAGAGAGTACTGGAGGTGTGTTGTTGCGGTTTCTTCTGAGAGTGAGTATATTGTAAATGATGGAGGTGAGAGTCTCTATGGTGATAAGAAATTCGACTGGGTGGTTCTTTCCAAGACTAATTGTCTGGCGAATAGCGACATTCCAGCCGAGGGTGATGCTATTGTCCTCGATGGTCACCAGATACAAACGGGAGAAGAGAGCAATATAAGTAGAACGAATGTTCTTATGCTCGAATCATCTGGTGCAGACACCCCTCGCATCGTAGGATATAGAGGAGTTACTGACTTTACTCACAAAGACAAGGACGTATTTGTAATCTCCCCAAGCAACGTGACTATATCTTCATCTGTATTCAAGTTCAAGGCTGCGAGTGGTCAGGATATTACAATTATCAATGATAGAGGCGCTTACGACCCTACTGTTGGTTATTACTATTATGACAGGGTAAGCTACGATAATGCCTATTGGACTTTTATCTACAATGGAGATAAGCAGCCTGTTAAGGGTATTACTCCTACGGAGGAAGCGGTTAATGGTACTGTATATTGGCGTAAAGATTTGTCTGGTGGTATCAAGGGTGATGATGCGGTGTCTTATAGTGTTCAGTTCTCGGAAGGAACTGCTATGATTTCAGGTGTAACAACTAAAGTTCTTGATGTCACATTTATTAAGTCTGTCGGACTGCAAATAAAAAGCGGTGGTATTACAGATATTGATTTTAACGGAACGTGTGTCGTCTATGTTGACGGAGTTAGGAGTGATGGCATGACTAACTATCTCATGTTTGGCTATACATATCTTGATATATACAACGCTTTTGCTAACGAAATCAAGGGAAAGAAAAGCTTGTCTGTCGAGCTTCGTGACTCTGACAATAGAGTTGTCGCCTCCAATATCTTCTTCTTTGCCGAGAAGGGAGATAAGGGAGATAAGGGCGACAAAGGTGATAAAGGTGTTAAGGGCGACCAAGGAGACAAGGGAGAACAGGGCATTAAAGGCGATAAAGGAGAAGATGGAGCAAATGGAACAGACGGAGAGGATGCTGTCTCTATCCTTGTAGAAGATGCTCCACTCATTTTTGACACAGATGACAATGGAATTGTACCTGTTAGCATATCAAAGGCTGCGAAGGTAAAGGTAATGAAGGGTAACCTGAATATCTCGAATGAATGCAGCAATATTAGCTCAAGGGATGATTTGTGCGTAAATTGCAAATGTGGTGCAACACAGAAGGCTGGATATATCGAAGTATCTGTATCAGGAAGTAATATTGCAAAGAATGACGTGGTTATTGATGGTGTAAATCAAGGACATGTTTCTGCAACGTCAGGTTATGCGGTTATACAATTAACTTACAATGGTGTTACCTATTTTGCGCAAGTTCCTTTCTCTGCCAATGTTGCTAAGTTTACAGGAGTCGTAGCATTTGATAACAAGAGCTACAAGATACAATTTGATGAATTGTCAAAGAATGCTGCAACTAAAGACGAGCTGACTCAAGCGAAGACGGAATTCAAACAAACAGCGAGAGAAATTTCCCTCTCTGTAAGCGAAAAGTCAATAGCAAGGCGCAATCTGCTTGTTGGCAGCGCATTCCTGCGTGAGAATAATAACTTCTCTATATCTGATAATGCAAGGATTGAAATGAACAGTGGCTACAATGGTACTAACTGTATAAAGGTCATTGATGATACTGATGGTACTTCACACTATGTTGGTGCATATTGGGATGGCTCACAAGGCGGAAGAAGCATAAGGATTGAAAAGGGCAAGAAATACACAATATCATGTTACTATAAGACAAATGATACCAATGCAAACTTTTCACTTGAAGCAATCTATACAGACAAGGAAACAAATGCAAAGAGATTGGGAAGACCAAAATTTCTCTCACCAAGTTACTTCAATCCTAAATACAGTCAATGGGAATTGTTTACAACCGTCATTGACACAACGGATGCAGAATCAGATTATATTGCATTCAACTTTTGGGAAAACTGCAATAATAAAGTTGGAAGGATTGAAGCCTATATTTGCCGCCCGATGGTCGAGGAAGGCGATACCTATTACGGTTGGACGCTATCACAAGACGATTATGACATCATCGGTGCAAACTTGATTGATAATTCAAGGACGCTTGATGCAGGTGGTAATGTCATTGAAGCGAAGGGTCAGAAGGCTCTTGTGGGTGATGCTTATGAGCTTACAGCGAGCGGTAGTAATGACTTCAATACATTCTATCGAATAAAAGGCAGTACATTCAAGCTCGGCATAGATTATACTATCAGTTTCGAGGTAAGAGGTGATGCTAAGTATATGGGCGTGTATGTCTCTTATCCTGTCACAAACACCAAGTTCACTTGCTACAAAGAACCGCAGAATGGTGCGATGATAGAATCGACAGGTGACGGAAAGACTATTGGTTATGTTGCTTTGGTTGAAGCCAAAGAGCTGTCTAAGCAGCAGAGGGTGTGGAGTCACTTCCGATTCAAGGATAGACTTCCTGAAGAACTCTACTTCCAGTTTCCGAGCAATACCGAGCAGACTGGCGTAACGAGCTGGAATGTGACTATCACGAAGCCGAAAATCGAGGTAGGTGCAGTCGTTACTGAATACACTGAGCGCAAGAGTGACCTTGTGGATAAGGCGAGTCTGAAAAAGGCAGGAATCGAGGTAAAGAGCGATGAGGTGCTGCTGTATGGAGATAGAATCCGTGTTAATAATAACGGACAAACTGCCGCAATGTTCATCGGCGGTAAGCTTAATTCCAACTTTATCGATGCTGATAAAATCGAGGTTAAGCATCTGTGGGCGAAATCTGAGAATGGGACTACAAAGGTTGGTTATTTCGGTAACTACGAAATAGATGCGTGCAAAGTGAATGATACCTATGCTCCGTTGTTTGTTGGTGCTGATACGGCTGCAAAAGCATTATTTTATGTGTCAAAAGATGGATACATGAATGCCAAGGCTGGAAAAATTGGAAGCTTTTTAATCAGCCCTACTGGTTATACAAACTCTATAATAGCTGGAACGTGGAAAGATGCAACGAATATTGATATAAATAAATTCGGAACAAGATTAGAGTTATCTGATACTAAACTTGAATTTTTATACGGAAACGGTTCTGCGATTAGTGGTGATGTCGTGTATTCATCAACGAATGCTCAAATCGCAATAGACCCATCAAAAGCAAGGCATGGTTTTACATCGTGTGGGCTTGATATAAGAGTTGACGTCTTTGCAGCGACAGCTTGTGGAATACATTTGGATGTTAGTGGTTTTTTGGGAGACCCTGCAATATATATCAAAAATGGAACCGTCTGGGGTTTTAGACCACACATAGTCTCCGTTGGTAGTGATTATCATCTAAGGGATGACGACACTATAGTTATGTGTACGAATTGGAATAATAATATAACTCTAACTTTGCCCGATGATCCTCAACACGGTCAGTATTATGTTGTAATACACAGAGGTCGAAATATAACATTTAAGAGTAATGCTGACCAGATAATGACAAAGAATAATCCTTCTGGTGTATCGTCATTTGGTGACAGTACATTTTATCAGATAAACTGGATATTTTACGATGGAGAACAATGGATATTAATTTATAAAACATAAGAAAATATGAAATTGAATTTGGACGAAGTGATGGTACAGTTGTCACTCGATAGCGACAAGAAAGTACTGATGGCATTACGTAAGGAAATAGCAAATGCTATCTATCAGACAGGCAGGCATGGTCTTGCTGACGTGGCTCTCTCTACCAAAATGTGGAACGGAGATAAAGATACTGATTATAGTGACGACGAGGTGAATTCCATTAAAGAGTTCGTTGAGAAGTCATTTGTTCCTGCTGTCATTGTGGCGGTTCAAAAAGTAATCGAAGAATCAAAATCATAAGCTTATGAAAAAGATAGTAAAAGGTAACGACTTTACACTGAGAATCCCAGTGGCGAAGATAGTTGAGGGGAAACCACAGGCTTTCCCTCTGCCAGCCTGTACGGACGTGGTGGTACAGGTGTGCAATCAGTTCAAGCGCATACCTCTTGCGTTTGAGATTGATGTAAAGGAGGATAATGTACTCCTGGCGAAAGTAGAGGGTGACAAGGTTAGCCTCGGTACGTATGCCATCGAGGTGAAGGGAAAGATATTCGGTAACGACTGGCGAAGCAATGAATATCCTCAGTTTGCTATCGTGTCAAACAATGCCGATGCCGACACCGAGTTCGGAACTACCGATGAGGGTGATAACAGCGTGGAGATGGATACCGCTATGGTTATCCTCCCTCCTACCGTTGAGTTGTCAGACCTCATTTCAGACACAAATGAGGCGTTAGGAAAGGTTGATGGTGCGGTAAGTAAGACAGATGAAGCCGTAAAAAAAGCCAACGATGCCGTAAGTCAGGTAAACGGAGCTCTGGAAAAAGTTAAAAACGTAGATATTGATATTGACGGCACAAACTTTAATATTACTCGTCCGAGTGGTGAGAAAAAGGAATTTGACCTCATGCAACTCAAAGGTGAAAAAGGCATTAAGGGCGACAAGGGCGAGCGTGGAGAAAAGGGCGACAAAGGTTTGCAGGGAGAACGTGGTGAGCAGGGCTTGCAGGGCATCCAAGGCAAGCGAGGTATAAAGGGTGATACTGGAGCGAAGGGAGAACAAGGAATCCAAGGCGTTAAGGGTGACCCATTCACTTACGATGATTTTACTCCCGAAGAGATAGAAAACTTGAAGAAACCTGCTACTGATGCGGCAAATGAATTGAATAAGTACTTGGATATTGTTAAGTTACCTGTCGTGGAAACACCAACGTCCGAAACGACATTGGCTATGGATGCTAACAAGGTGTATGACATAACTATTGGTGAATCCCTTACCCTAACCATCAATGCCCCAACAGACTTGACTGTGACAAATGAGTATCAAGTTAGCTTTGATACAGGAGCTATTGCACCAACGGTAACTTTTCCATCAAACGTGATTTGGGCAGAAACACCATCGGTGGAGGCTAACACACATTACGAGTTCAATATCAGATACACGGGCGGCAAGTACTATGGACTTTGGCAGATTTTTGGAATTGGTGTGGAGGGGAGCGTATGAGGACGGAAAGAAGAAAATTTATGAAAAGTTTTGAAATCTTACCATATATAGAGGGCACTTCTAACCAATACATAGATACAGAGGTTAAACCTTTTAAAGATATTGACTTCTATTATGATATTGAATATACATCTATGAAGGTTGTTAATATGTCCGTTTCAACTCCAACTTTTGGTGTATGTGGTTCTACTTATGGATGGACAAAGGAATCATTTTATATCATATATAGGGACGACAAAAAGAACTTTAATATAAGGGCTTACAAAACATATACTATAAACGACAATAGAGAGAATTGCCCTTTATTGTCAGGGAGATTCCAAATAAGAATGTCTTATTCAAGATGGCAACTTATACAAGACAATAAAATCATAGCTCAGCAAACACTTGATGGTGCTAATATATTTCCTAACCTGTCTATTTATATAGGTAATAAACATGACTCATCAACAACGCAATTCAGTATGGAGGCTTACTACAAGATGTATGGATGTAAAATATATCATGGTAAGTTATTGATAAGAGATTTTGTGCCAGCAAAATATAAAGGTAGAAAGGGAATGTTTGAGACTATAGGTAAAAAGTTTTATGGATTTAAACAAGTTATTTATGACAAGCAAACGATGGATTAAGAACGGTGTTTTTGCATCCGACACCATAGAGTTAAATGGATGCGTAGTGTGTAACCCAACAGAGGATATGCTGATTAATGCAGGTTACAAGGAATATCAAGAGCCTGTACCTACTGAGGCGGAGAAACTTGAACAAGCAAAGGCTGACAAGATAGCAGAAATTACAGCCTACGATACCTCATCGTCCGTCAATGGATTTGTTTTGAATGGCATTCTTATTCCGTGGAGCAAGGACGACCCTTCATCTCCTAACGTCGACAAGCGCATGGGCTTACGACAGAATATTGCTGACAAGATTGCGCTGGGCGAGGAAAATATCGCTATATGGCTAAAAGGTATGTCTTTTACGATGCCATGTGCGCAAGCCGAAGTACTCATGCGAAGCATCGAAAACTATGCATACGAGTGTTTTAACGTTACGGCAAGCCATAAGCAAGCAGTCAGCCATCTGACGACCATCGAGGAGGTGGAAGCTTATGATTACAAGACAGGTTACCCGAAGATGCTGGAGATGAGTGTATAATATAATTTTGCTGGTGTCGGCAAAATGATAGTAACGTTTAAAAATTAAAGATTATGTATGTATTAAGTATTATTTCTTTCCTTCTGTTGGCAGGATTTCTCTTGCTCGCAGCAATGCGGTTCGGTGTTCCTGCGATGGTAAGCGATGTGTATTACCAGTTGCAGGGATGCACGGGTAGCGAGGTAATTGGTGATAAACGCAAACAAAATTATGGCTGGGTATTTACCGCTATAATGGCGGCGAGTGCTATCCTTATGCTTATCCCCCTGCTCGACTCGGGCAAGGGTATTCAGTTCCTTGCGTTCCTCGGATGCGGAGGACTGATGTTTGTAGGTTTCGTTCCTCGCTACCTTGATAATAACGAACACGCAATACATAAAACAGCAGCAATCATGGCGGCTATTGGGTGCGTGGGTTGGTGTTCGAGCGTCAATCTTGCTCCTACTCTATTATTAGCTATTGCGGTGCTCGTTATCTATTTCCCTCCAGCTAAAAAAACAAAGGCTGTAGGTTATTACTGGGCAGAGGTGGCAGCATTCCTGGATGTGTATATAACTTATTGGGTATTTGCACTATGAAGAATTTATTTAAACTCAACAAGCGAGACTGGATTGGTCTTGCTTGTTGGCTGCTTATCAGTATATTGGTAGGTCTGCTTGCTTTGCCAGTAATGGTAGGTAGAGAGATATACCAATATAAGCACTATCACTTGGCAAAGTTTGAGTGGGAAGATATTGTGAGGTATTCCGTAGTAATCTTACTCGGTAGTATTATTAATTACTTAATTTTAGATTCATTATTATGAGACAGATAGACAATGATAACACCCATAATGAAATATGGAAAAGTGTAGTTGGATACGAGGGTATATATGAAGTTAGCAATCTTGGGAATGTTCGTTCTGTCGATAGAAAGGTAAAACGAGGAAATGTTATTGTATTTGTGCATGGAACAATAATGTGTAAGCATAAAATAAAAGGGAATTACCTTCGGGTTCATTTGTCAAAGCGCAATAAAACAAAATTCGTATTAGTACATAGATTAGTAGCAGAAGCCTTCTTGCCTAATCCTAAAAATATGCCGCAAATAAACCATAAAGATTGCAACCCAGAAAATAATAATGTCACTAATTTAGAGTGGTGTACGCAAATGTACAATAACCACTACGGAGAAAGGATTTTGAACGTTTCCAAAAAATTAGTTAATGGCGTTCGTTGTAAGCAAATTGCAAGGTGTGACTTACAGGGTAACATTATAGAAATTTATCCTTCTGTGGCGGAATGTCATAGAAGAAATAGCACTTTTTTACCATCAAGAATATATGAATGCTTGCACGGACATAGTTTTACGCATAAAAAATATAAATGGAAGTATTATGAGAAAAATTAAATTCATTTTTGTTCATTGTACCGCTTCTTCTCAGAAGTGGGGAGTTAAGGAACTTCTTGCTGAATTTAAGGCAAAGGGTTGGAGAAATCCAGGCTATCACAAGGTGGTAACGGAAGATGGTGTTATACATCAGTTATTAGACATTAGTAAGGTTAGTAACGGCGTGCAGGGCTACAACTCTACTGCTATCAATATTGCATACGTGGGTGGCATTGATAGCAAAGGTAAGCCTATCGACAATAGAACGGAGGCTCAGAAGGTAGCTCTAAGGTCGTTGCTTATAGAGTTGCATCGCCAATATCCTCACGCAACCATCATGGGGCACAGGGATATTTGGGGTAGCGACCCAAGAAAATGGAAAAAATGGTGTCCTTGTTACGACGCAAAATCGGAATATAAGGATATAGAATAAAAGATGGCTCATCAAACACTGATATACGAAGAATTTGCTTACAGATTGTTACTTTTACAAAACTTAACTTTAAAATTTTGCTCAAATCAATTCATTTTGAGCAAAAAATTGTAATTTTGTCAAAAACGTAGAACAATTAACAAAAGGAGGTTTTTCATGACACAAGAACAAGAACAAGAAGTCCAACGGTTGATAAAGGATATAGATGTTACTGAACTGATGAACTTGCTGATGAAACATGGAAATCGGTATAGCAGAAGGATATTGAAGTTCTTTCGCTGGTTCTGCAAGTACGTTCCAATTACGCTTATGTGTTTTCACGCATACGGCATTTATGATTTCTCGCAGAATCCACGAGACATGTTCATACCTTATGCGGAGAATTCACCTTGCTATCTCTATATCTATTTCATGGTGTATATTTTACCTATGGTTCTGATATTAGCAAGCCGATTCTTTTTCCTATGTTGGAGATACCGCATTCCCTTCTATTATTTCTTCGGCATAAACGCTGCTCATATCGTGGAATGGAGCTGGTACACAACTCAAGATATGATAGATTCATGCTTCACCGTCATGGTGGTAACGGCAATATTCTATCTGTACTCTTTTGTGGATTTGTTTATCAGTAAAACAAATTTAGGACGTAAAATCTGTGCGTGATTATGGGAAAGATATTGAATTATAAGATTCTCGGAACAGCTTTAAAGTCGCTAAGTGACGCTTGCTTCAAAGCTGATGAGCAACAGAAGAACGGAGAGAAAGTCACCGCTTGCGGAATGAGCGATGAGGATCTGGATAAGTTGTGCGACATCATCCCCGATATGCTCAACCCTATGCTATCTACCGAGGAGGTCAAAGAGAAGCTTCACGTTTCTGATGCAACATTGAATAGAATGGTTGCGAGAGGCGACATTCCTAATGGCGAGTGCAAGAGAAGAGGGCACAGCCGATATTGGAAGAAGTGGGATATTCTTCACTACATTAAAAAGAAAAGAAAATCATAATCAATTAAGCCCTATCGCATCACGGATAAGCGAGTATGTATGAGTATTATGGACTTTATGTTTCAGACTTTGATTATAGTAGCAATGCTGGTAATCATCAACTGCTCGTTCGTTGCATACCTATATTATTCTTACGAGTATAAGAGGACTAATAAGTACTTCTTGGCTTGGGTAACGGTGTCAACTATGACGTTGATAATGTGGTTCGGAGTAGGATTGTATCTGTATCTAACAGATTAATGATGATAAATTTGGTGGTTTCGGAATTATTGCTTATCTTTGCAGCAGTTAATCGAGCATCATTTTCCCGAGCAGGAATGTGATATTCCCCTATACTATTGGCGTGGTATAGGGGATTTTTGTTTCCATTTTGGAAATATCCAGTAGAGAGTGGTTATTCGGAATTTCCGACATACCACTTTTTTATTTGATTTGACATAACCTCCTATCACCTTAAATCATTGATAATCAACCACTAAAAGAAAGTGTGATAGAGTTATATTTGCTCTCCCCTATTCTTTGTACCTTTGCGTCCGTAACGTTACAATAGTGTTAGTTAATATTAAGGATAACTTAAAAAGATTGTATCATGGAAATGACAGATGCAAAGGTCGTAGAGAAGAAAATCTACGAAGAGGGAAAAAAGCATGACGATTATGCTTCTAAGGCAACAGGTAATGCTGGTCTTACCCTTGGTATCATCGGCACAGCACTCGGTGCTGGTGCTTGGTTGCTTGGCGGTAACAACCGCAGCGTATTTGGTTCACTCGGCGGCAATATGCCTGAGAACGTGAACATCAACGCCTATGGGGGTAACGCAAGTTCCAATCAGCCAACTGCCTTGCAGGTAATGGAGAAGGAATGCGATGATGAGGTGAAGTTGCTTACCTACATGTTCGGTATGAAGCTCGACACCGCAAACAAGTTCTACGCTATGCGAGAGACAGACATCGCTGAGAAGTTCTCTATGTATAAGGGTGCTAACGATGCTATCAACGCCGAGAACCGCCGTGCAATGCAGGCTGAGTTCGGTCTTTACAAGTCTCAGATTGATGCGGACTTCGGTCTGTACAAGAATCAGAGAGACCAGTACGATGCGTTGCAAGCAAAGTATAGTGACCTCGACAAGAAGGTTGCCGTGATGGAGGCTCTTACTCCTTACAAGGAGAAGCTGATGATGGCTTACGTGAACGAGAAGTGCTGCCGCAAGATTGATGGTCAGCTTGTGCTCCCATCTACACCAGTAGTTACTGGTTACGGCAGCTATGGCTGTAACTGCACTGCTCCTTCCACTCCCACTACAGGAGCGTAACAGAGCAGTAAGGAAGTCTGTAAAAAGTACTAAAAAGAAATGAGTTGGTGAGGGGTGTTTGCCCTCGTTGGTGGATGCCCTCTCACCTCTCTATAATATATCACCAACTTTAAAGATATTGATTGTTATGATGAATTTCGGAAACAGCCCATTATTGGATATGGGCACAAGCCAGCAGCAGCCGCAGATGATGGATGCCGAGCTACAGAAGATGTACGAAGCAATACAGCAGAAACGAGCATCTATCAATATGCAAGCGCAGCAATCCTCCACCCCACTTTGGGATGAGATTGATAAGATTGAGGACAATCTTACAGGCGCACAACGTCAGTACTTGATGCAGAATCAGGAGTACGTTAATAGCTTGCAATATGTGTCTAAGCTGGTTCAAGACGAGGAATTGCGCATCATACGCCCTCGCATTGAGAGTACTCAGCAAGGACAGGAAGCATTGAAGAAACATTTGTCTTTGATGCAGCGTTTAAGAAAAGAAGTAGCGCAAGCAGAGGAACATAAATCTGCTATGCTCAACGATTATATGACTAATCATAGTGACAAAACTTGGCAAGAATATCTCGCCTGGTACAACAAGACAAAGAAAGGAGAAACTAAGAAATGAACGTAACAGAACTTAAAGAGAAACTGCTTACATCTTTGGATTTGTGGGCAGACGCAAGAATAAGTGATATGGTGAAGGAGAACCCTGCATTGGCTATCCCTTCAGTATATATGAAGCGAGCATCGCACAACATCATCGCAAAGAATAAAGATAGTTGGGGCAAGAGTATTGACAACGCTACACTATTCATTGCCGATGAAAACGGAAACATAGATGCTGATACCATATTTACAGACCTTATGCAGATGTTGGAAAGTATCAGTAATTATGAGTTCGACCTTGGTTTCGTTAAGGGTCGTATTGATGACGGCATTTTGACTATTGACTTGCCAGACAACATCATAACGAACATACTCTTCGGAAGCAAGAAAAGTATCAGCTTTACCAAAACTGATTTTGACGAATTGAAAAGTTTAATAACTGCCGAATAGCAGTAAAACATAAGATAATATGGAAGCAAAAGACATTATGAGTAAATTTGATGAGCTTTATGGAATGATGGCATCATCAAACAACGTAAAGTATATGCACGTATTCGGTAATACAATGCGCTGCATGATGGAAGATATGGCTGCGAAGCACCCAGAGTTGGCACAAGAGTATCTTGATGAGTTGTGCGCAATCAAGTGGAAGAACTATCTTACAAAGAACGAGGTTTCGGAGATTATAAATGAAATGAACCCTCCAGCAACTTGGAGCAAACAAAATTGGCTTGATGTGATGGAGAAACTCGGTTATCCATTAGAAGATAAGCCTTATTATAATGATTATGCCTTATATGTCGCAATGAACCAGGTTGTAAGTGACCATGGTGAAACAATTGCATCTATCCTTAACAAGGATTCTATTACATTGGTAGAACCTACAGAACTTGCCAGATATGCTTACAAATTAGCATTAGACCTTCTTAAAGATAAGGATGGGGTGTATGATATAAGAGAGTACTTTTTAAAATAGAAATACAGTTTTATCATTCCTAAAGAGAGGCTTTTTGACAGGTCTCTCTTTATTTGTTTACAGCCAATATCATTATTTCTTTAAATATTTACTTTAAAAAGCTATCTTTGCATCAAAAACAAAATATGATAGGACAAGTAGGAAATACGGGTACAAGAGCGGCAGGGATGGTGTTATTCGGGGATGAGTTGAGTTGTATGTTACTCGATACCCGATGGATGCTTATTGCTATTGTTTTGCTCATAATTGCTGACTATCGCTTCGGTTGCGAGGAAAGTAGCCTTAGACATAAAAATGCTTTAGAAAGGAAAAGTCCTCTGCTTGCTGATAGATATGAGTTCAGAGCATCACGAGCAAGACGTAGAACGGCAAATAAATTCGTGGACTACCTTATCTATATAATGGTAGGTGTATCTCTTGGTAGAGCTTTATTGCCGCAGCTCGATATTGATTATATCTGGGGTGGATGGGTTGTTACTGCATTTATTGCGGCAAGAATAGAGATTCCAAGCATAGTAGGACATTTCTTATTTGTTCGTGGCGTAGCGGTCGAAAAGAAAACAATAATGGGCTTCATTAAAGCCTTTGTCGTAGCCCTTGCAAAATCTAAGAGCGAAGGTGTTGGCGATGCTTTAGAAGAAGGATTTAAAGCGACGGAGGGTAAAAAATGAAAGTAACAAAGGAACAAATGAAAGCCATCATGCCGAATGCTGGAGAAAGGATTGATATATATCTTCCTTATATCAACGATTACGCAGATGCTTTCAATATCAGTACGCCTATACGCATGGCTAATTTCCTTGCGCAAGTGGCTCATGAAACCGCAGAGTTGGTACATTTACGAGAAATCGGTAATGCAGACTACTGTCATAAATACGAGGTTGGTAAGCTCGCAAAGATGTTGGGTAACACCCAGAAAGGTGACGGCTACAGATATAAAGGACGTGGCTTCTTACATTTAACAGGAAGGGCGAATTATCAAGCTTACACGAACTCAAAGTACTGCAAAGGTGATGTTGTAGCAGAGCCAAAGCTCTTGGAACAACCGAGAGGGGCAGTAAAAAGCGGTATGTGGTTCTGGTTAATGAAAGGACTGAATGCTTTAGCTGACAAAAATGACATTCTTGCTATAACAAAGAGAATTAATGGTGGAACTAACGGCTTGACGAGCAGAATCAAATATTGGAAGAGAGCTTTGAAAGCCTTTAATATAACAACATAGCTTATGAAAAGGATTAAAGATTTGTTTTATTGTTTGTCGATTTCAATGCTTCTGTTTCTTATGACGCAGATAGTTATCGGATGTACGGCTACCCCGAAGGTGGTTACCCGACAGACCTACGTTAAAGAAAAGCGGTCAAACTGGGATTCGATATTCAATGCTCGACTTTTAGTAACACTCGAGCTTTATCAAAGAAAGCAGAGTGAACTGAAAGAAACGAGCAAGTCAGAAACAAACCATATCAGAGATAGCACTTCTGTAACGGTTGATAAAGAAGGAAATATAATAAGAAAAGATAAATATCACTACGAAAGTCATAACTACTCCGAGAGCTTTGTACAAAAGCTTAGAGATAGCATTTCTTGCTACAAGGCATATAAGGATAGTCTAAGCGTGTTCCGACTTAAAATCGACTCCTTAGATAATATTAAACAGGATTCTGTGCCATATCCTATATATATACAAAAGCCTATGAGCAGAATAGATGCTATGTTCTTAAATTTTGGTAAAGATATAGCTATATTCGTTGTAGTTTTCATAGTAGGAATTATTATTTTAATGACCAAAAAGAAGAAAAAGACATAAGTTTTTTGATTGTTCTTAGTTTTCAATAGGTTATGTTTAAGTAAAAGATTGTTAGGATAACAAAGGCGGTTACTCGTGATGAGCAGCCGCCTTCTCTATTTAGTATTTCTTACCCCCGTGATGATACTCACGAGTTTCATTATAGCGCATCTTTAAGTTGATATGTTGAACGAGGTCGATATTTAATGTTTCTGCCCATTCAAAAATACTATCCAAAGCATATAAACAACAAGAGAGCAAAGTCACTTTATTGTTCTTATTATTAATAATATCAATAATACGCTCTGTTACACAGAAAGCTACTCCAGTAAAAGTTAAATCGGTATAGCATGATGGTTGAATTTTTATATCCGATTTAACTTTAAGGTAGTTTACTCCCATAAAATCAAACAGGCGAATGCAAATATCAGCAATCTCGCTCTCAACTTTCCCATCTATGTTTTGTTTATAGAAACGTTCTACCAAACCTCCGTAATTATCGTTAGCAAGCACACATTTAAGTCCGCTTTTATCCAAATCATCCATCCATTCGCCTTTGCGGTCAGCTTGTATCGCTTCGACTACTTCTGTCATAATCATCATTAACCAATGAACTGTTGGCTTTTTCTCTTCGTGCCAACCATGCCTAACGGCGTTTTTAAATGCACGTTCTATCCATTCATTTATTTGCTTTCCTTCTATTACCATAATTATCTGTATTTATGCTTATTACACCAATCCCAACAATTTGTACCTTCTTCTTTGTTGCAGCAAATGCCTTCTCCGTAAACACTTTCATTAGAAAAAGAAATACAATTACCACAACAAGGCTCTTCATTTTCTTTCTTCATGTAAATAACGTTTTATTGATTTACGCAATAACTTATTTTCATCGGTAAGCTTTCTAACCTCCTCTCGTAGCTGCTCTATTATATGTAAATACGATATTTCTTCAAGGACTTTCATCTTATTAGTTCAAGCATTAATCCTTTCTTAGCAACATACACCGCCTTACCTGTAGCCCTTTTAACTTCGGAAGAAAATAATTCAGCATCGCCATTATTTGCACTCATGTGAATAAGTACAATTGCTTTTGTTTTCTCTAATCTATTTTCCTTCAAGCAATTTAAGCACCTTTGTAAACTCATGTGAGTAGCCTTTGCTCTGATGCCAATTTTTTTAGGGATAACGCCCTCTTTTATACTCTTTTCAACCAACGAATCGGTATGATTACATTCGATAAGAATATAATCGAGCGGGAAAGATAACTTATATTTGATATGATGGCTATCCGTAAGAAAAAGCATATCTCCCATATCGGGATGATAAATAATAAAACCGCAAGGTTCTTTGGTGTCGTGAACAGTATCGAAAGCCTTTATAACGAAGTTACCAATACGAAACTCTTTCAGCATCGGTATGGCATTGTAATGAAAATCATCTTCCTTAATCTTCTTTTCTTCCAAAGTTCCTTTGGTTGCAAAGATATTGAAAGGTCGTGCATACTGACGAATAAACCCTGCGTGATCGCCGTGACTATGAGTAATCAAGCAACCGACAACCTTTCTAAGATTTCCTCCAAGTGCTTCTACGGCATCTTTTAAGGGCATTCCGCATTCTATGATAAGTGCTTCATCATCATTCTGTAGGATATACCCATTACCAGAGCTTCCACTACCTAATGTAATTAATTGCATATTCTATATCTTTTATATATACAGGAGAGAGATTTCTCCCTCTCCTATCTGTCGTTCTACTGCTGCTTAAATATATCAGGCATTTCTTGCTTACCCATCGGCTGAGCCTTACGCTTGGTTTGAGCCGCATTTTCTGCGGTATCAGCGGCTTTTTGCGTATCGCTTGGCTGATTATCGGCAGCTTTATTTTCTTTCTTCTTCTCGCCATTATTCATATCGAGTGACTGAGAGTTAGCTTGCTGTTCCTCTTGCTGTTGAGCTTGTGCAAGCTTCTCATCGGCTGAAAGCTGCTCAGTATTAGTGTTGGTAATCTCTGTATAATGAGCATCTTCTATATCTTCCTTAACAGCAAGACCGCAAGTAATTTCAGGGCAATACGCCGTTTGAAAACGAGTAGCGGCACGATAACGGAGCATCTGTTCAGGCTCTACCTGCCATTTACTTCCGTCTTTCTGATACCATCCTTCTTTTTTGGCAATACCAATTGTTATAGTAGAGCCTTTGAGAAGTTCACCTTCCTTGTCTATAGCATAAGCAGCGCATCCCCAATCGTCCTTACCTTTCTCACCAACAAACTCATATCTGAGCGGTGTAGCGAAAAGACCGCTTGCATTAATACATGCAATAAGGAATTTCGCAGAGAAGGAAGGCATTCCGTAAACGATATATACATTTTGCATTATCATAAGCGGATTCGTATGCAACCTCTGAGCAATATCAATAGCAATCATTGTATTACCAATATTGTTTTGGAACGCCTTAGGCACAATAGTTGACGCTGATAAGACCTGTGCCATTCTGTAACCTGTATTAAAACTGTCTTGATTAGCAAACATATTAAGTCCGCCAAATTGTGGTTGTGATACCACGATACCATTTTCTGCCATAATTCTTATATTTTAAAAAGTTATTAAAGTGATTTTATCTCCAATGGCTGTCCGTAGATGCATTGCAAGTAGATAATCTGTTGCTCAACGGGCACGATGTGCTCTGCTGATTCCTTGCGGTCAACGAACAGAGGTACGAAGATATTTGAAGCCTTAGATATACCACTGATAATATCAACGCCCATATCAATGACAGTTCCATCATTCGTATTATCGTAGTCAATACCATCTTTATCAATAGCGGTGCAGATTTCCTTCTCATCATCATTGGTCTTATTCTGCTCATAGAACTTCCAACGAATGAGTGAGAAGTATGAATTCACCTTTTGCTCAACAAGATTAATCTTTGCCTTCTTGTAAGCTTTGATTTGGCTGATAACTTCACCACAATCAGCGATAATCTGAGATAACTCAACAGAGCGATTATTGAGCTTTTCCTTCTCAGCATCAATACGCTTATTAGTCTCCTCACCTGCGATTTGGTTAACTAATACATCACGCTGAGAAGTAAGGGTCTTCTTTTTCTCCTTATTCTCTTCGATTGTAGTATCAACCTTCGCAACAGGTTTACTTGCCTCAATATCGGCGAGTTCTTTATCAAAGACCACCTTTCCCACAGCAGCTTCCCAAGTTTGGTTCTGCTTCTCTGTGCGCTCGTCAATTAACTTCTGATACTCAGATTTGGCATTCTTTACCTTATCCTCATCTTGCGCCTTGGTAATCTGCTCATAGGTATTGATATTACCTTTGAGGATAGTCATCTGTTGCTTAATCTGAGCAGCCTCATTCTGTAACTTCGTAAGTTTTTCAGATTTGTTCTTGTTAAACTCGGCAACGGCGTTTTCATACTCCTTTGCCTTCATTTCGTCCGTATAAGGACGACCACAAACTGGACAAACATCTGTTTGCTTATAGTTAAATTCCTTTTCGTTAGCATTATTCCACTCTTTAATCTTGTTATTGAAATTAATAGTAACCTCTGCTAAAGAAATCTTATTCTTCTTATATGCCTCCATATTTGTAGTATATGCAGATTTAGCGTCATTAAGTTTCGTTGAAGCCGTAGAAATCTTCTTCGTAAACTCATCAATCGCCTTAATCTTAGTATCTTGCCATACCTTCTGCGCATTCGCAACCTTTACGTTATGTGCTTGCAATTTACTGAGGTAATCTTCCATAGCAGGGTCTTTTTCTGTCGTTCCTTCCAATGCCGCATCTATAGCAGCAATATCAGCATCAATCTTTGCTTTCTGTGCCTTGAGAGCAGTAAAATCGGCATCAACTCTAAGAGCTTCTTGTGCCTGAACCTTTGCAGGTATTAAATTCAATTCCTCTTCTGCTTTTTTCTTTGTTGCCTTTTGCTGGATAAGCATATCGGAGAGCTCTTTCTTTTCTTCAATTACGCCCTTATACACCATAGGATAAGGCTTCATCAATTCTTCCTCATTGATTTCGCCAGCCAGCGACATAAGCATTTTTCTGCGGTTATCAACCTTATAAGACATGAAGATGTTGATATTAGATAGAACGAGCCATTTATTGAGCGGACATAATTCTTCAAGTTTAGCGTTAAAATCTTTCTGAGAAAGAGGAACGTCATTGATAAGTCGCTCCTGTGTGGTACTTTGTAACTTCTCATCTGCTGTACCCTTATTCTTCCAATTCTCAGAAAGAATACGCTGTACCTTAACCTCTCGCTCATCATTGTAGTTAAGTACTACGGTGACAGAAGTTTCAAGATGATGAATAACATCATTATTAATATCAAGAGGTTGCACGGTGGCATTCTTCTTGCTAATAACACCGAAGATTGCCCAAAGATAGGCATCATAGATAGTAGTCTTGCCCACTTTATTTGCGCCACTAATAACCATATTGTGGCTAAAGTTAATTTTTTGACTCCGAACCTTCTTAAAGTTCTGTAAAGTCATTGATTTGATTTCAATTTTCATTGTTGTTATTATTAACGTTAAACGATTTGTATTCATTTCCAGCCTTAGAACCCATAAGCTTAATAGTCAATTTCTTGCGTATCTTGTTACAGATAGCATTAATGGTATTAACATCAGCTTTTACATTTTTCTTTCGCTCCTTATTTGTATTTTCTTCTATCTCTGATAACTTAGAAGCTCGCTCAGAGTCGAATTTTTGCAAAGCTTCCATAAGGTTCTGTGGATTGATAGTATCGCCTACATATATCTTTCCATAACCGCCTCCTATTAGCGATTCAAAAAAATAAGTAAGTTCGCTTGGTGATAGATAATAATAGATATTTCTTATACGCCTTGCCATAAAAACGACCTGAATGCTGCTTATGGATTTATCAGCTCCAAGAAGCCTGAACGTGTCTAATAATTGAGCTTTGACCCATTTCAACGCAAGACCATCTTCGTACTTTTTATCTATCGACGCAAGGGAGTTTGTATCTTTAAGCGCAGATAATAAAGAAAGAATTGGCTCTTTACGTTCACTTATTAAAGGATAATAGGTATCTATCCATTCTTCAATATTAATCTGCGTTAAAGACCTCTGCTGCCTTTCTTGCAAAATCAAGCTCGGTTCGTTGCTGCTGCTGTTGTATTTCGTCATACTCTGAATAAATTTCGTCCTCCCAAGCACGGGAATTTAAGTAAGTTAACGGGTGTTTTTGATACACCTTTTGTGTGATTGATGCAACATATCGAGGTGTAGCAGCTATACAGGCGGCTCTATCCTTTTTCGTCATGTGCATCCATTTCTTTAAGCATTTCTGCTTACCGACACACTTACCATACATCCTCCACCAGTTTTCAAATTCTTCATTAATGACAGAAATTGATTGTGGAGGAATAATCTCGTAGCCTTCGGACTCTAATAATGTGATTGCGTTTTGTATCTCCTTTTCCATATTTACACCTTATTATATATTATATATATTCTCCACCCCAAAATCGGGTAATCTCTGACCCTGCGATAGCAACTTTTCCGTTAGGTCTAACAACGCTATTAATAAAGCCACCTTTAATATAGCGATAAATAGTTGTTACACTAACTTGTAGTTTTTCCGCAGTCTCCTTAATTGTGTATCTACCTTTCGGCTTTACATCAGGCGGTTCATTTATCATCATTACCTCCTTTCTCTCTGTTACGTTTAAGGATGCCGTACACAGCAGCCTCCGTTAAATAATTGAAATCTCTCATTGTCCGCCGCACGGCTTCTGACTTCTTGACGCCACGCTTCATGTATTTATCAACTGACTGACAAACCATGCTCTCTTTAGCTTTTTGACTACTTATAACCATATTTAACTATTGTTTTATATATAAATTAATATATTATTATTAACTTTGCCCCCGATAAGGCGGTTATGATTTTAATCACACCGCAAAATTAATAAATTCTTTTCAGATTCTATTAGTTTTCTATTAATTTTTATATTATTTTAAATATTAATTATGAGTACACTGTTAGAAAGAGCGAAATTAGTCGCTAAATACAAGAGAATGTCGCTTGCTCAGTTGCAAGAGAATATAGGTTTGAGTGTAGGGCACTTCTACAATATTAAATATTTATCTCGCAAGGTAATTAGATTATTTGAAGAAAATTACCCTGAGATAAATACGGAATGGTTGTCAACTGGCAAAGGAGAAATGCTCAATACCAACTCTACTACCATACTCGCAACAGAAACCAAAACCTACAAAGTACCTCTGTTGCCTATTGCAGCACAGGGAGGAACGCCTGACAATTTTGAGTGTCAGGTATCAAGACACGATTGCGAAATGATAATGTCGCCTATCGAAAATGTTGATTTAGCTATCTCTGTTACTGGAGATAGTATGTCGCCTGAATATCCAAGCGGCAGTAAAGTGATGGTGCAGAAAATAAACGAAAAGGCTTTTATCGAATGGGGATATACTTATGTACTCGACACCGTAAACGGTGCTATTATTAAAAATGTATATCAGTGCAAGGATGATGAGTCTAAAATAATGTGTCGCTCAGTAAATCCTAATTTTGCAGACTTTATCGTAGATATATCAGATATTAGAGGATGGTATAGAGTGCGTTGTTGTATAACCATAAAATAGCGTTAAAATACGTAAAACGTGCAAATTTCGTGCAAAGCCACTTTTAAAAAATCGCTAACTATCTGATATTAAACAAGATATGTTTGCTTATATAGATTTTGTTGGCAAATTAAGGATATT